GTTTTTTTTGGGTAGGGTAAACCCACGCAAAAAATATTGCACACAATGTAAAAGAGATGTCTCGTGCGAGCAAAAGCGCACGAGACGTAAAGCATTGAGTTCAGGACGTGGGTTCACTCCAGTAAAAATCGTGTGCCAATGGTGCGGTAAGCCACTGATTAAAATGTCTGCGGCACAAAAGTACCACAAAGATTGCGCGAAAGATGCAGCCTTTGCAAGTATTGCGGAACATCAGAGCATACGAAGAGAACGAGCCTTAAACGAGAAAGCACTGGAAGAAAAAAAGATTCCATCCATAGGTCAGGTTCAAGCTCTTGCAGATAAGATGGGCAAGCATTACGGCGAAGTGTCGAGGATGCTTGCGACAGGGGAACTGACTTATGAATGGTAAATATTATGGCAAGCGGGAAATCCGCTGGCACAGCCGTGAGAAGGAACGGCTGGAACGCATTCGAAGAAAGGATAAAGATGAAAGCATTCGTGGAAATCGCCCTGATCTGGGGCATTATCTTAGCATTTATTCTCGCAGTGTTTCTGCTGAACTTCTGGCTGGTGCATCAGATCGAGCTTTTGGTCGGAGCTAAGGTGACATGGTACATCATAGGTGTTGGAGCTTTGATGACAACCGGTTGGATTTTTAGACGCAGAGAACCAAAGGACACAGAGGAAAAGGCATGACACTGGAAGCCGCTCTTGAAGAACGCGATATGAAGGCATCAGAGCTTATCCGAAGAAGTGGCGTGTCGGCTCCAACTATCTACAACATCACAAGCCCGAATAAAGCGCCGTACAAGACGGGCGTTAAGGCTGATACGCTTGCAAAAATAGCCAAAGTGCTAAATGCAATAATCGTGATCGATGCAAGCAAACCATTTTTATTCGATATCATTCTGAAAGAAGGGACAAAATGAAAACCGTAAAAGGAAACGTGCTTACCATACTTGGTATTGTCGCCGCAATCGTAGCCGTTAGCTGTGGCGATACAATAAATGGCTGTGAGACTACAGTACAGATGCTTGGATGGGCATTTGTTTCACTGATGTTACTAGCAACCGCTCTGGTTTTGTGCGCGCTTGGGGTGAGCGCGGAAAAAGAGCATGAAGATACCGAGCGGATGAGAAAGTTGAACCGCATTTCCGCTCACACCAACAAGTGGAGGGATGCAAGATGAAATGCCCGATGTGCGGCAGTAACAACATTACAACGGTCGACAGCCGGTCTGACCACGATAGCATCACTCGACGCAAGAAGTGCCTTGTATGTAACTACCGGTGGTCTACCATCGAAATCGACAAAGACCAGTGGCACAGCGCACTGCAGATCAAAGAGGAACGTAAGAGAGGAAGACTAAAAGATGATTAACCTTGACAGATTCGGTGGCGTGGACGAGCCGAAGGACGGCGTGTATTTCCTAACCCGCGAGCAGGAAGCAGAAGCTAAAGAAGCTGACCGGCTGGCTGAGATTGAGGACTTGCGGTCTGAAATCGAGGACAGGGAAGCGGAGTTGAAAGACCTCCGTGCACAGTTGGCAGAACTGATGGCTGGCTGATTTTGTACAGCCGAGTTAAGCCAAAGTAAGAACAATGAAGCCTAATGAAGCCAAAGAAAGGAAAGAAAAATGGCAGTATTAGTAATGGTCTACGGTCACTCCGGCAGTGGTAAATCCGCTTCGCTTCGGAACTTTGACCCGGAACAGGTTGCGGTTATCAACGTGCTTGGCAAGCCGCTGCCGTTCCGAAGCAAGATGAAAACTCTTATCCTGAGTGAGTATAAAAAAAGCGAACACATGGACGATTATACCAAAATCGACATTGTTCTTAGGAGTGCAAAGCGTAAGTCCATCGTCATTGACGATGCCACCTATCTTATGACCGGCGAGTTCATGCGGAACGCAAAGGTCGCTGGATACCAGAAGTTTACCGAAATGGCAGCAAACTTCAACGCCCTACTGATGCGGGCGAAGGAGCTGCCGGACGATGTGGTGGTCTACTTTTTCGGACACAGCGAATGTGGAGAAAACGGTGGAGAAAAATTCAAGACTGTTGGGAAAATGCTAGACGAGAAGGTCTGCGTGGAAGGATACTTCACCATCGTCCTAAAAACCGTTGTACAGGATGGGCGATACCTGTTCAGCACTCGCAATGATGGGATGGACACCGTGAAAACCCCTCTTGGAATGTTCAACGATCCGCTGATCGAGAACGACCTCGCCGCCGTAGACAAGACCATCCGTGAGTATTACAACATCCCGGTTCAGCCGGATAACAAAGGAGAGTAACAGATGAAGAACATCAACTGGAATGACGTGCAGGAAGCCACCGAACGCCGTGACCTGCCTGTTGGCGGCTATGTTGCCGGTATCTGCAAGGCAACGGACGAACCCGCAAAGGAGCGCCTGAACATCGAGTGGGAAGTCGCAGAGGGCGAGTTCAAGGGCTACTGGCGTGAGCAGACCGCTTCCCTCATCGAGCGTGGCAAGCTGAATCCTGGCGAATGGGCATGGGGCGGCAAGACCATCAAGAGCTACAAAGAAAAGGCGCTGCCGTTCTTCAAGGGCTTTATCACCGCTGTGGAGCAGTCCAATCCCGGCTACAAGTTCAACAACGATGAAAAGACCCTGCGTGGCAAGCTGGTCGGCGTGGTTCTCCGTGAGGAGGAGTACAAGGGCAACGATGGCAACGTCAAGACGAAGCTTGTCGTTGACCGCTTCACCAGCGTGGACAAGATTCGTTCTGGTGATTATGAAGTCAGACCGAAGAAAACGCTGGCTGGTGCGTCTGGCTCTGCGCCTGACACTGGCGACTTCGCCGTAATTCAGGACAGTGAAGATTTGCCGTTCTAAAATAACGTATCAACGTAAATTTCAAAAAGAGTGATAAGATGAGAAAAGAAATCGAAATCAATGTTAAGCACATGGTTTCACCTGATGCAACAAGTTGTGCATACGGAGAAGATGTTGATGGATATGTAATGGCTTGCCATTATCACGTCCGAAGAAACAGAACGCACGGAAGAAAGGCTCCTATGGAATTTGACCTTCCTAAATGTCTTTTGTTCGAGTGCTGGCTTGATAAGCCGTTTCATAAATGCGAAGCCTGTAAACAAGCTTGCAAAGACAAAACGGACTGACCGCCTACCTTATATAAGAGCTGTGCTATCTGGCTGGACGGGCGTTTGGAAAGATGAAAGTTTTAGTTGCCTGTGAGGAATCACAGGAGGTCTGTAAGGCGTTCCGGGCAAAAGGTCACGAAACCTATTCCTGCGACCTGATTGAGCCGTCCGGCGGGCATCCTGAATGGCATATTCTCGGTGACTGCCTAAAGGCTATTGAGGGGGGGGCAGGTCGTGACCATGGACGGAATCGCGCATGATGTGCCCCGCTGGGATATGATTATCGCATTTGTCCCCTGCACAAAGACGAGCAACGCGGGAGCAAGACACCTATACAAGGGAGGAAAGCTCAATCTTTCCCGGTATTATGAGGGATTGTGCGGCAAGGCGCTTTTTCTTGCCGTGTGGGCGGCAGATTGCGAAAAAGTGGTGATTGAGAATCCTACCCCCAGCAAGATTTTTGATTACCCAAAGCCTACGCAGACAATCCAGCCATACGAGTACGGACATCCGTACAGCAAGAAAACGTTACTGTGGGAGCGCGGTGTACCGCCGTTGCACCCAACAAACATCGTAGAACCTACCGCAACATGGTGCCCGTCTGGGTCTTACTCGCACAAGCATGGTGAGCAGCACAAGGGAATGTTTACCACTGACCGTGCAAGGAATCGCGCAAAGACTTTTCCGGGCGTGGCAAAAGCTATGTCCGAACAATGGGGGTAAAACAATGATTACCTGTTGTCTCAACTGCACATCACGCCACCAAGCTTGCCACGACACCTGCGAGAAGTATAAGGCAGAGAAGAAAGACTTCGAGGAACGCAAGGCGTTCGTGTATGAGCTGAACCACAGCCAGAGCGTGTATCACAGAAATTGGGAGGATAAGCGTAGGGAACGTGGCAAGAATCGGTTTCTCGGGAGTGAATTTAGAGGTGAACGAGGATGAATCAGTGGATCAATGTCAAAGACAAGTTGCCAGAGATGACGGAAGAAGTTACCGAAGTGGACGGCGACAGAGAGTGTACGCTTTGGTATGAGAGCAAGCCTGTTCTGGTGTTTGATAAAACCATGTATGACGAAAATAGCAGAATGCAAACGGCAGTACTTACAGACGATGGTGATTGGCTGACAACATTTGATGAAAAACGACTTGAAAACGTAACCCACTGGATGCCTTTACCTGATGAACCAAAGGACAACGAATGAACACCGGCAAGCAGTTTGAGGCAGACTTCAAGGCATCCGTCCCGTCCGATGCGTGGTGCTACCGGCTGAAAGACAGTGCTGCTACCTACTACGGCGGCAACGAGAACCTGTCGTTTTCCATCGACAACATCTGCGACTTCCTTGTGTACCGATACCCGATGAACCACCTGTTTGAGTTGAAAACCATCGAAACGCCCTCTATCCCTCTGGAAAAGGTGTTTGGCAAGTACGACAAAGCAAAGTGCAAGTACCGCAAGGAAAAACACATCACTGACATGGTGGAAGCAATGGGTTATGGCGGTCAGACTGCCCATGTGATAGTCAATTACAGGGCGATCAACCGCACCTTTGCAATCCCTGCCAGCAAGGTTCTAGCGTTCCGTTACAACGAGAGCCGGAAGAGCATCCCTTGGCAGTGGGCAGAACAAGAGGGGATAGAGGTCAAAGCAAAAAAGCTGCGTGTCCATTGGCGGTATGACGTGGATGGGCTACTAAAGAGATTGGAGAAAGAACATGAGCATGAAATGTGACCGCTGCGGTGAAGTGTTTAATCCTGAACCGCCCGATGAGATGGGTAGGCATAAGCCAAATGCCGTGATTCTGGTTGACAAGAACGTGCATGACGCATGGGACTACTGGAGTTGCGATTGCTATGATGAACCGTTTCTTTGCCCCTCTTGCATGGCAAAGCTGAACGACTGGCTGAAAGGAGAAAAAAGTGAGTAAAAAAGTTTCAGACATTCTGCCCAAGACGGAAATCTTGGCGCAGTTGGCAGAAGAAGCATCTGAGTTGGCACAGGCTGCGTTGAAGCTGCGCCGGGCGCTGGATGGTACGAACCCGACACCGAAGAGCGTTGAGGAATGTTTAGAAAATATACAAGAAGAAATGGCGGATGTTTTTGTCTGCCTAACCATGTTTGGTAAGTCCGCCGAAAGAGACGGAATCTTGATTTATAACAGGTACATGGAAAAGGTTATCAAAATCGAAGATGAAAAAGAAGCCCGCTGGCTCCATCGCCTTCAGGATAAGGGGCAGTCAGATGAATAAGCATGGAAACCGCCCATTAAGCGGCAAACAGGCGATGTCAGCCAACCTTCGTAAAATCGCACGGCAAAATCAGTTGTACGGCTTCCGCATGGCTTTGGATGGTATTGCTGCCACATGGGGTGCACTGATTCAGAACCTTCGGTGCGATGCAGACCTGACCGATGAACAGGTACAGAAAATCATCCGCATCGGTGACAGGTACTGGGAGATGGTCGGCAAGTTCAAAGAAGAGGACATGACCCCTGACGAGTTTGCAGATTACATCACAGCGAAGTCGGAGCAAGTCGAAAAAGAGCTGAGAGAAAGGTGGAGCTGATGGCAGTTCTTTCACATAAGCAAATCAATGAAATCCTTTGGGAAACCAACGTAGATGACCAGATTTTGAAAGCAAAATATAAATGTACTTTGTGCGGAACTGAAATCGAAATCAATGACCACTATTTTGCAACTGCTGTTGTAAACAAATGCAAGCTCCCTGAGTGTCCAGTTTGCGGAGAGGAAGCCAAGTGCGTTGGGTATGAGGTGAAAGATGAGTGATAAGGAACAGCTTGCTATCGCACGGTTGCAGGACGCTGCACGGCTATCCGAGCATCGGTACAAGAAACCGCTGATGGTCACATACTCTGGCGGTAAGGATTCACAGGTGCTTGTGGCTCTGGCTGAACGTGCAGGAATCAACTTTGAGGTGGTCAACAGCCATACCACAGCAGATGCGCCGGAGACGGTCTATTTCATCCGTGAACAGTTCAAGGCGATGGAAGAACGTGGAATCAAATGCTCCATCGTCATGCCACGATACAAGGACAAGCCCGTGTCTATGTGGACGCTGATTCCGCAAAAGCTGATGCCGCCGACAAGACTTGTGCGGTATTGTTGTGCCGTTCTCAAAGAAAATACTGATCGCGATAGATTTATCGCTACCGGCGTTCGCTGGGCTGAATCAACAAACAGAAAGAAGAACCGTGGAACGATGGAGTTTAGCCATCGTGACAAGGAAAAGCGCATCATCCTTATGGGAGACAACGATGAAAAGCGACAACTGTTCGAGACCTGTAATCTCAAGGGCAAGATGACCGTCAATCCGATCGTGGACTGGTCTGACGATGATGTATGGGACTACACGCACAACGAACACTTGCCTATCAATCCATTGTATTGCGAAGGGCAGAAGCGCGTTGGTTGCATCGGCTGTCCTATGGCTGGTAGGGGGGCAGACAGCGTGAGTTTATGCGCTGGCCTGCCTACGAGAAAATGTACATCTCAGCGTTTGAACGAATGCTTGATGTCAGAAAAGCAAAAGGTTTGCCGTGCGACTGGCAGACCGGCATGGACGTGTTCCGCTGGTGGATGGAAGATGACAACATCAGTGGTCAGTTGAGCATGGACGATTTGATGGAGGATAACAATGTTTGAATTTGCAACTCGCTGGCTGGTCTGCCTAGTCCTGCTGGCGGTGGTAGTTCAGTCCGAACGGACAATCAAAAACATGGCAGACAACTTGTTTGAAGAACGTCAGGCAATGCTCGTCTGGCTATTCATCAACGTGTGTCTGATCGCTTGTACGGCTGTTGTGATGGGGTGGAAGTGATGGACAACGAACTTTACTGCCCCATGAAGATGACCAGTAATCCGCTTGGCCGGTGCGTATGCGAGAAAGAAAAGTGCGCTTGGTGGCGACAGTTGGACAACCGCTGTTCCGTCTGGTGGATTGCACGGAAGCTGGACAGCATCGAAATAAAGATGAAGAGGTGAGAACATGATTATGAATGAATGGATTAGCATACACGACCGATTGCCGGAAATCGGTGTTAGGGTTCTCGTCTTTGAGAAAAACACGGTAAACGAGAACATGGTTTTTACAAACGAAGAAAATGTTGAAGTATGCAGAAGAGCTTTTATGTGCGCCAGTGGATGGGTAGATGATGCCGGATTTGCGTTGGACGATAGACCGTATAACGTAGAAATTACACACTGGACACCATTGCCTTGTGCTCCGGGCAAGGAGTAAGAATGAAAGACTGGATTGCGGTTGATAGCAGAACACCAGAAAAATCTGGCGCATATTTAGTTGTCGTTCAAGGGCTTTCTGTTAGATTTGCTGATAGGGCGTTTTACGATGTAGAAACGAACATTTGGAAACGCCGCTCTTATTTATCGTCAAAAACATGGAGCGTTACGCATTGGATGCCCCTTCCTGAACTGCCAAAGGAGGTCTGATACATGGCAACACCCCCGAAGCGCGGTCGTGGCAGACCGCCGCTGACCGAAGCTGAAAAGAAAAAGCGTGAGAAGCGGGCGCAAAAGGCGAAAGAAGAAGCCGCTGCGAAGCGTGAGAAAGAGCGTGAAAAAAAGAAACAACAGATGCTTAACAAGCGGAAATCTATCCGCTCACAGGTGAGTAAAAAGGTGAAAGAACAACAGGAGTTAGCAATCACGAGGTCTAAAATGCTGAATACGGGCGATTTGCAGTCGAGAATCGGCAATGAAGAGGACAAGAAGGTCATCGGAATGATTGCGGCCAAGTATTTTGGAGATCTTCCGAGCGTGGACATGAACAATCCGATTGAAGTGCAGCAGCGCCTTGATTTCTTTTTTGACGCTTGCATCGAAGCTAGAATCTCCCCTGTGGTGGAATGGATTGCACTGGTTCTGGGCATCGAATGGGTGAGCCTGAAGCAGATTATGGCGGGCAAACGCCGTGACGACAGCTTGCAGCAGAAGTACATACTGAAGCTGATTCTGCAAATGCAGTCCATGTGGGCATACAACGGTATGTATGGTCAGGAGAACCCGGCAGAGTGGATTTTCCGAGCCAAGAACTACTTTGGTATGCGTGACAACGTGGAAGTCACCGTTGCGCCGCCTGAACAGCCGTTGGGCGACGCCCAGAGCGCAGAGCAGTTGGCTCAGAAGTATCAGACGGCTTTGCCGAAAGGAATTGACGTGGAGTACAAAGAGGTGACGGAAAATGAAACAACGGTTGGTTGACTTCTCCGACCCGATTCTTTCGGCGGCGCTGTTTATCTTGCTTAAAGACCGTACTACCGGCAAAAACATCATCTGGGCGACAGAGCCACCGCCTGAACTAGGCGCAGGCTTTACGGATGAAATCACGTTAGAACAAATCAAGAAGTGCCCGTCAGTACCACGAGTTCTCAAGCGTCTGGATGAGCAGAAGCAAAGAACCAAAGCAAAAGCAGAGGTTTTCACTCCTTCTTGGGTCTGCGAAAAGATGATAGACATGGGCGAAGAAAACGGTGCGATGCCCGATATGAAGAAAGAGCCTATCAAGTACATCCATTCGACAGTTCTTGAAATCACCTGCGGAGAAGCGCCATTCCTTGTGAACCGATACGACACGGTAACGGGCAAAAAGATTCCAGTACCAAGACGGAAAGGGCTATTTGATCGCAAACTGAAATGTGTAAACAACTGGTTTGATTGGAATGTCTGGACATGGCACGATGTGGCAGAGGACGCAGCGACGACTACATACGGCTATGAGTGGCAGGGTGACAGCCTGTTGCTTGCAAGAGCAAATATGCTCCTGACATGGCGAGAGAACTTTAAGTGGCTATTCGGCATAGAGCCTGACGCTGGAAAAGTTCGCAACATGGCTGCTATCATCTCATGGAACGTCTGGCAGATGGATGGTTTGAAAAAGACCGTGCCAGGCACGGATATTCCATGCAAAATAAAAGACTGGAAAGCTTACAAAGAAATCCTGTTTAAGGATGTTGTGGAGAACGAGAAATGAAAATCATTACATATCCTGACGGTCGTTCGGAACAGGTTGGAACGCCATTAGAACTAGCGCAGTTTATGTTTGGCTTGACTGAGTATCAAACTATGCAGAAGTTTAAGAATCTGATTGATTCCATCCCACAGCAGATTGAACCACAGCAGATTAAAAGCCCAAATAAAAAACGCGCATCTAAAAAGAAAGCAGGCGAATCTAATGCAAACTGACAGAGGAATCTACCACAAGCGAGTATGTGACCGCTGCGGAGCGGTTCTGGGCGGCAGGATGATGAACCCTGACGAATACTTCAAAGATTGGGCGTGGCGCAGGGACACAGGCGACCTGTGCCCGGAGTGCTATGAGGAGTATAAGTGCGTGATCGGGCGGTTCAACAGGGGAAAGAGAGATATGAGAAAATGACTTTGCTCGGAATCTATAGATGCAAACAATGCCATGCCGTGTTTAATATTGCTACATTTGGTAGCCTATCTCGTAGCACGGCTGAAAAACTTTTTGAAAAAACAAAAACTGTAAATGTGTTTATATCTGGTGAAATGCCCATTGAAATAGTCACCCACCGTTGCGACCCAGTAACAGTGGGTGACTGCGAACGTATTGGCTGGAGGAAAATCGAATGAACTTCTACTGCACCACCGAACATTGCTCTTGCATGGGTATCAAGCAGTTCTCCGCTGGCAAGGCTATCCGATGTACGGCAGAATCCTGTAAGAACAAATCTGAGCCGTCCTGCGGCTCTTGCAAATGGTACGCAGAGCCGGAGGGCGTGTGTGTGAACGACCAATCAGAACACGTTGCAGACTTTGTATGGGACAACCGTGGTTGCAAGGAATGGGAGAGGAAAGATGAAACGTCAGCAGACCTATAAAGGGCTTATTGGCAAGGGTTGGTACGACCAAAGCGAATTTAGCCACAGATACGCTTGCTGGGCAAACCACCGCAACAACTGGGCTATTCGCAAGGCTGACAACCGCAAGCTGGCAAAGGCAAGATTGAAGCAGATTGAACGCCAGCAAATCAAAAAGGAACTGGACGAATATGAGTTATGATATTTCACTGTGCGACCCAGTAACGCACGAACCACTCAAAGCGGATAGCACGCATTTTATCGCTGGTGGTATGCGCGCTACGGGCGGAACGAAAGAACTGTGGCTCAACGTCACCTATAATTATAGTCACTTCTATTATCGACCGGAAGTGTTTGGGGATGGCGGCATCCGCTCCATCTACGGCAAAACAGGCGCAGAGAGCATCCCAATGCTTGAAAAGGCCATCTCCGCACTAGGTGACGATGTAGACGATAGCGACTACTGGCACGCAACAGAAGGCAATGCAAAGCGTGCGCTGTACGGACTGTTGGCGTTTGCAAATATGCGCCCAGATGGTGTATGGGATGGAGATTGAAGGGAGAAAGGGCAATGGATAATTATCCAGAATACCTTGAACGAAACGCACTTATTGAAAGGATCAAGAAAGCATATTGCGATGGCTGCGAGAACTACAATGGAGTTAGATGCCGTGCTTGTGGTATTGGCGATGCCATTGACGTTGTGGAAGATGCGCCGACAGCCTTAGAGCGTACCGCTGAATGGATTGCGCAAGACGAAGATAAGACGATGTTCATGTGCAGTAATTGCCATGCGAGAAACAACCGAGACCGCTACAACTACTGCCCGAACTGTGGTTCTTTGATGGAGAACAGGTTATGAGTAACACACTTTGGCATCCAGCAAGCGAACAACCACGAGATCGGACGCAGCCTTTGTTGCTTGCGACTAAGACAACGTGGCGTGATAAAAATGGAAAAATGTTGCAAGGATTCTCGCCGACAGCGTACTTTCTTGGTTGTTATGCAGACGGTCAGTTCTGGGATGAGATAGGCGAAAGACTGCCGAAAGATGTAACGGTGACGCATTGGATGGCGTTTCCGATGGTGTAGGAGGGATTATGGAAAATAATATCGTTATTACGAAAGATATGATTGACACATTCACGACAGAAATGCAGGAAGCATACCAAAAGTACGGCGATGATGAAGAAATCGTTCACAGCATGATGGACGGCATCATGTGTGAAACTTTAGAAAAGCTGGGCTTTGCAAAAGGCGTGGAAATCTTCAACGAAGCACCGAAATGGTATGCGTAAGGAGCAGTAAACATGACGAACAAAAAGTTTGGCATCATCATTATAAACTTGAGCTTTTTAGACTTTGACCCGAAGCCGCCTTGTGGGTACATCAAGGCAAAACATATCCGCCCAGCGTACGGCAAAGGCACAAAACCTGTAAAGGCTCATAAGCGAATTATGAGAACGAGAGAGGGGTTTAGAAAGTGAAAAAGCTTAAATTTCCTGAAGATTTCTTTGCGTACGACAACCCGGACTGCCCTGACAAGGACATTGAAAAAGCCGTGAACAGGATGAAGAACTGGATGAAAGACGAGACTTACAAGAGCAACCCTTGGTTCTTTATGGCTGCTGGCAACTATCTGATTGTCGGCCTGATTGCTGAGGATGGGCAGAAAACAATCTACGTTGCGCGGCAGTATTATGAGATAGTCAACATTCCGGGCGAAGGCTGGCTGCGCGAATCTGACGCTGAGTGCCCATTCTGAGGAGGATTAAAAATGGAAGAACTTAAGAGATGCCCGTTCTGCGGGTCTATTCCTACGTTATATCACGATGGATTGTATCAAGTGGATTCAAAGAGAAGATACCACACAACATGGATGATTCTGTGTGAAAAGTGTAATAATGCATCAATGAGCAATAGCGCTTACTATAGCTTTGATGAAGATGGCGTTTTGTCACCGTATGACGAAAAAGACGGACGACAAGAAATCATCAGCCGGTGGAACAGCCGTTACAAAGAGGATTAAGTATGGAGCAGGGACACAAGCCGAGAACATCAATGATTCTTCTGTTGGAACACGTTCATGCGATGGACGAGGTGACAGACGAGGAATTTGGAGCATTCGTCCGCAACTATGCACAGTATGTTGAGACTGGGATTGAGCCAGCGTACGACGACGATCGTGCTATGCGGATGCTCTGGAAAGTCGTTAAGGCGTTCGATGATATGAACGTGCAGAAGATGGAAGAACGTGATAAGCGTAGACGAGAAGCAAACAAGAAAAATATAAACAAGCGTTGGAACGATAAAAAATACGAAAGCATACCAATGGTATCACAGGATACGAATGGTATAAATGGTATACCAAACATACCAACTGATACGAATGGTAACTTATCTGTATCTGATTCTGTATCTGAATCTGATAAAAAAGAAAAATGTGAAAAGAAAAATACCAACGAAGTAAAACGCTTTAAAGCTCCGACTGTCGAGCAAGCCAGAGAATACTTTTCCGAGAAGGGCTACATGGAATCAGAAGCAGAGCGGTTTGTTGACCACTTCACGGCAAATGGCTGGAAGGTCGGCAAGTCGCCTATGAAAGACTGGAAAGCTGCTGCACGGAATTGGATGCGTAACGTGAAGGACTGGAACGGTGGCTACCAGCAGACAATGGCTGAATTGCCTGACGAGGGAGACTTTCTGCGGTGAATATTGAAAATCAGACCCAATACATCCTGCTTGGGGCAGTACTTACGTTTTCTGAGTATGCCGATGTGTTGCAAGACCTCAAAATCGACGATTTCTGCCCTGAACTGCATGATACGTTCGCTGCCATTCGTGGCTATTGGGAACACAACGACAAGTGGAACCCGGTAGAAGTCATGGGGCGGTACGATAACTGCAAGAAAGCAATGAGCGAATGCCTTGATGCCTTCGGCGCAGAGTTCATCCGCAACGTCACCCACGACATGATGCTTGGATGGGCTGGAATCGTCAAGGAACAGGCAGCATTGTCCAGAGCCAGAGAACTTGCGTTCAAAATCGTTGATGGCTCGACCAGATACGCAGACCTGACGGGCATTTATGAGCAGCTAGGCGAAGCTATCAATTTACACAACGAGAGAAGCGATTTCATCCCGATGTGCGATGGCATAGACAATTACATCCGCAAGTTGGATGATAAGCCGGAGTATATCAGCACAGGACTTAAAGTGCTGGACAACAACTTGCATCTTGTGCCGGGCAACTTCGTTGTGATCGGCGGCAGACCGTCTGCTGGTAAGACCGCTCTGTCTCTGCAACTTGCCTGTGAAATAGCCAAGAACGGGCGCAAGGTGGCGTATTTCAGCCTAGAAACAGACCCAGACACGCTTTATGCTCGTATTATCGCAAACCAGTTAGGCGTACCGCTACATACGGTCAAAAACAAGACCGTCAGCATTGACGAGCTTGACCGGCTGGCAGCCATCAAGAAATATCCTCTGTTCGTCCGCTCTGCCGCTGGTAAGAGTGTTGGGTGGATTAGAACGCAATCCATCAGAATGCAGGCCAAAGTAGTGTTCATCGACTATTTGCAGCTTATCCATCAGGCCAGAGCGAAAGATCGATACAGCGCTGTCACGGAAATCAGCATGGAACTGCATGAGTTTGCACAGTCCACAGGAACGCTGGTGGTAGCACTTGCACAGCTCAATCGAGAAACGGCAAGAGCGGGCATCCCACCGACCGCCGCAGACCTTCGAGAAAGCGGACAGATCGAGCAGGACGCAGATGCAATCATCCTGCTAGCGCAGAACGTGACCACGAAAAAGCGGCCGGAGCAGCACTATCACTTTGCGCTTGAGAAAAACAAAGAGGGCAACGTGGGGTCATTGGACATCACGTTCCAGATGGAAACACAGCAGTTCAAAGAATGCGTGTGGATGTAACGAAAGGAGAACGACTATGAAAAAGATTTTGACCGTATGTGTATCCGCTCTGGCGGGCATTATGCTGATGACTGGATGCAACAAGCAGGTGGTAGACCTGACGTATAGCTACTCGTGGGCACAGCTGAAAATGCCTGATGGAACGATTGTTGAGGGCAAGCTGAATAGTTGGGACGATTACGAGGGCGACCAGCTGCAAGTAAAGATTGACGGCGTGACCTATCTGGTTCATTCGTCCAACGTGGTCTTGAGACATTGAAAGCGAATACGGAATCTAAGTGCATGGGCTGTCAGCAATGGCAGCCTTTTGCATATACGCGCACAGAAGCCCTACAAACGCTTTTAGCGTCAGATAGCAAAAACTTATCGACTGAACACAGAAAACAAATCTGGCACTGCTCTACGGGGCTGTGAGCGCATTGTAGAGGTCTACGACTATTGCAGGAGGAGAAAATGGAATACATGACAGCCGACACAAAGGTCAATGGGTACATGGTCTACCCTCGATTCCTCTCGACTATTGACGTTAGTCCAACAGAGAAAATTGTCTACGTTTACCTGTTCAATCGTGCAAGGTCGTCACAGAGGGCAAGCAAAAGCGGAAAGTTTGCTGACCAACTAGGACGAGTATACATCGTGTATCCCATCAAAGACCTTGCTACCGATACTGGATTCACGGAGCGATGGGTCAAGAAGTCTCTGAAAGAGCTGGAAGAAGCCGGGTTGATCGAGCGCAAACGTGAAGGGAAGAACAAGCCCGATAAGATATACGTCAAAGTGCCAAAAGAATCGTCAAATAGCGAAAAGCGAGGTGAACAATCATTCACCTTTGAGGGGAACGATGCTTCACCTGTGAGGGGAACAATCGTTCACCTCCTTAATATAGAAGAAAAGAAAAGAAAAAAAGTTATTAAGAAAGCTGGCGACCCGCCCGATGGGAACGCCATCACGCCGGACTTCGAGGATGTGAGCGAGTATTTTTTGGATGCTGGATGTGAGAACAGGCTTGCCAGCAGGTTTATGAACTACTATGAGGGAACAGGTTGGATGACCAAGAACGGAAAGCCTATAACAAACTGGAAGGCCTTTGCTGATATGTGGATTGACAAGGAACAGGAAAAGCAGCAGTATAGCGAACCAGAGTTCAATCGCTTGTAAAGGTTCTTTCCCCCTATAACCCTCTATCTCCAAAAGCTATACCGTTAGCCAGAAGAGAAGACCGTGACCAGCATCTTTCGTCAGGTTCGTATTTGCGGAGGGTATGCGACTATTCCAAAGATGGAGAATTGACTTTATTTTGCGGTCGGTTAAATATGTAGAAATGTTGCATTGCTATTCCTAGTAGAATGCTATGGATTGTTTAGAATACCATAGCGCATTGCTGGGAATTAAATCGAGCAGGAACAGACAGAATAGGTTGGTACGAGTTACTATACGAAATAATCCGTGATTATCGGGAGTAACTATATCTGTATATTATAATAAGTACGGTTATTATACGAAATGGATATAACTAGCGGAGGAATATATTATGCGAAATTGGAACGAGAAGTGATTTTTGAGGTGGTCGGATGACTTAGCAACTATCGCACCTCTCTTTCTCTAAAAGGCAAACGACTATTTCACACAAAAAATATACGACTATTTGACGATGATTCGCAAGAAAACACTACGACTATTGCTCTGTGACTATGAGCGTACTGTCCGTTACTATACGATATATAGGACTTTCAAAAACTGGTCGTCTGACGACTTTACGACTATTCCACGACTATTTTATCGGAGAAACTACGACTATTGGCTACGACTATTCCAGCCGGAACGCTGCGACTATTGCTGACCTCTATTGGTTATCGGGCGAAAGCCCGAAAAGAGATGCGGCGGTAGTCGTCAATGGTTCCGCGCCGCCCGCCGCGCCCCTGCCGCTGGACTGCCCCGCCGGGTGGAGGGCGCCAGGCTGACCCGGTGCACCCTGACTGCTGACCGGTGCCAGGACTCCAGCCGCTGGGCTGCCCCTGTACAGGTGGAGACGCTAACCCCTTAGCAAGTGCGCCGGGTGCAGCACTTGCCAGCGATCCGCAGACGGTAGGAGCTGACCCCCGCCGGGCTTGCATGGTTTGCGATCTGCTGCGCTGTCTGGCATGGATCCATAACAGGGGCACACCGCTGCACCCTTATATACCTTATTATAATAGGGCGGCTGTGCAGAGTTGCACAGCGTCCGGCGTGGCGCTTGTATCTGGTATATGCTGGAGGTGTTACGGCGTTGTGATACGCTCCAGCGTAGCGCAGGCGGTATTATAGCCGCCTGTGCCGGTCTGGTATCGTGGGCGGTGGAATAGGCCAAATCGTATGGAATGCCCCTGTAAAGCCCTGTGTGCTGTTTTGTGGCGTGGGTGGTATAACTTCATGGACGGAAACAAAACGCACTGTAAACGCTTGTATGTGGCTGTATTGCAGCAGGGCAAAATAAAAGCCCTGCACTCTCAGCAGGTGCAAGGCAAAAGAAAAGCCCCGCCAGCGTGGGCGGGGGTGGATGTTAGTTGAAGAAAAGTTTTCCGGCATTTTCAAGCCGCCGGAGGTACTTATAAGACAGGCAGCCGCTGCGGTTTGTCCATGCGTTGTATTTTTGGTCATACGTATAAGGATAGGCCCGGCCGCTTGTGCCTGTGATGTACTCCACTTTTCCGCTACCGTTTAAAAAGTACGTTCTACCGTCACGGGATTCAATTTCAGTCATTTTTTGTTTCCTCCTCACTTGGACGCTTTGAACAGTGCCGCAAAGAACCAGAAGAAAAATAGGATACATGAAAATATCATTTTGTGTTTACCTCCCGGATACTGCCGATCTCGGCGGCGGTGTACACTTTGCCGCGATAGCTGCGAAAAAGGTGGATCCAGTCCCACGCATCAGCAGCGGACAAAAAGACGTTGCCAGCGCTGTATAAACCGCCGTTATACTGGATATAGCCGGGTACGATATAGCCGGGTGTCTTTTTGGCTTTTGCCGTGTCGATCTCTGAGACGCTCCACACGCTGCACCCACGCACAACAGGAATATATACTTTATCGGGGTAAATCATCGTTAAACCTCCATCAAACCACGCTAAAACGCTTGTAGCTGGTTTTGCTGCTACACTCTGCGTATACATCCGGGTGCAGCGTCTTGAGAAGCTTGCTGTCAAGTCGGACGCTTTGCACGTCCTTATACATCACCTTGCAAGCGCCTGCGACAACCTCAGGCGCTCCTTGCATCATGGCAATGATTTCATCCCGCAGGCTGTCCCGCATCTGCTCCGCCTGCTCGGCCAGCCGCTTATATTCGCGGTACTCGTTGCACTTTTGCTCCAAGTCTGTCATTTTTATGCCCTCCCTTATTAGCTGTTTAAAATAGCGATCATAACGAGTGCGCCGGAGATCATGCCGCCCACGTACCAGAGGGCGGCCCACTGGGAAAAATCAAGAGTAATCATTTTTTCAGAACCTCCATTTTATCCTACTATTCTTTTGCTAAGTGCTTCATAGTTGAACGTGTCTCCGTTTTCGGCGATAAAGGTATATACATGATATTCTTTTGTGTATTGCTCTGTTTTTACTTCAACAAGACTGTCAAGAATGCTTTTTTCCCGATATCCACCAAGTTTGTAAATTTCTGGAATGGCGTCTATAATGCTTTCATTTGATACTAGCACAATTTTGTTATATTGTTTTTTGCTAATGCTGTTTACTGCTTTTAAGATATCGGACTTTGTGAAAAGATATTCTTTTTTGTCGTGGATCTGTTTTTCAAGTTTGCAGTTCGCAAAAGCTAAACCGATATTTTTTGAATCAAGCGTTTCGTATTCCGTGCTAATGTGCAGGGCATTTTCTAACACCACTTCACACTTTGGATGTTTCAAGGGCTTTCCGGTTCGGCTGTTGGTGTATTTGGTTTCTTTTCTGTCGTAGCTGCCAAATTCAAGAATGTATTTATTTCCGTCTTTTGCTTCGATCCTATGGCTATACACTCCAACGCGATAATTACCAACGTCGGAAAGCTTTGCGATTTTGTCGCCCTTCATGAACGGGCAGCCGCGGCATTCAAGGAAAAGAATATTATTGTTTTTCATGGTTTTTGTCCTCCTGTTTTGGTTCAATGTGGTTTGTTCTTGTTTGTGCCTTTATTATACTATCAATAGGGTTATACGTCAATAGATAGATAGCAATTTACTATCACAAGAAACAACAAATATCCTTGTGATATTTGTTCATATTGCTATCAATATACCATGCTTGTGATAGAGCTATCACAATGCACATAATAGAAGGGCTCAACGCCATCCAGCATCCGCCGCCGGTATGATCTGCCCGGCGCGGTCTGTCTGGTATCGAGTGCAGACCGGTGCAGCGTGTCCAGCGTCCGGGCGTGCGTGTCGTGCCTTGCATGGTCTGCCCTGCATCTGGCACGGCCTGCGCTGCTGCCTGTGATGTGTAGGACGTCCGGGGGCGCTGGAGTGTGCAAGGGTACACCGGCGGGGCATACAGCCGCCGCCCAGCCCCGCCCGGTCAGTCTCTCAACCACCGAAAAAATAAAAAAGACCCACCCCACCTTTACAAAACGGCATCCATCTGATTGTGCAAGTCTCCAAAAATTCCAAAAAATACAAAAAGACCCCTTTCGGAGCCTAGATTGTGCTATAATCGCTTTGTGGTATCACAAAGGAGGAATATGCAATGAACCAAAAGAATGACAAGAATAAAGAAAGACGCGAAAAGAACGAAAAGATAGCTGCATCGATATGGATCATCATTGTGGGCGCCGCTCTTTTGGCTTTTGGTGTGTATCTTATAGCACATGGTATTTCAAACGTTATATAAAATTCTGGCCAAAGAAAGGAAGAATCAAAAATGAGAAAGAGAATCATTGCGGCGGCTCTAGCAGCGGCTATGATGCTTGCTATGCCTATTAGCGCAATGGCAACTGCAAAGCCTGATGAATGGTCTGGTCTTATTGAACTTGAGCAGACAAATGCAACGCAGTATGAACCGTTAGGCATTAAGAACCATGGGTTTTATGCGTGGCGTGATGGTAGCACGATTTATATTTCTTATGCTCTTGAAATCGAGAATACCAACAAAAATCTTGCAGCATGGTTTCCACATATTGAAATTGCAGTCGTTGCAGAGGATGGCTCCGTAATCAAAACAGACGATGAATATTTGGACTGGGTTGCGGAAAATGATTCTTATTGGTATGCTGGATACTTTACATACGAGTATGACGGAGCTATCCCAGCTGGTATCGAAATGTCTGTTTCGGCTCAGGACTATAACTATCAGCCGAGTGCTGGAAAAGAAGTTTTAAGATCCGGAGAACTGGCTGTCACCAATACTTCAAAGCGTGGTAGTGGTTATGAAACAAGATTCACCGGAAAAGTGACTAATAACAGCGCATACAAGACAAACGCAAAGGTCATCGTTCTGTATAAGATGAAAGATGAGAACGGTGAAGAAGTTCCCGTGTGCGGAGATATTGATTATGTCTTGGACATCCAACCGGGAGAGACGAAGAACTTTGAAATTCACCCCTATTCTGGATTTTCCAATTATTCTTCGTGGGAAATCGTAGCGATTCAAATGTAACATAAAAAGCCAGCGGCTAGATGTTCTCTAACTGCTGGCTATATTTTTGTTCTCCGTACTATCAAAATTCTATTGACAGTACTATCAAAATATGATATAATCTGTGATAGAAAGAGAGGACGCAAAAATGAAAGTTGGGTATGTAAGAGTTTCGACAGCCGGACAAAACACGGCTCGTCAGGAAGTTATTATGGAGCAGCTTGGCGTTGAAAAGGTGTTCATTGATAAAATGAGCGGAAAGAACACTGATCGCCCGCAGTTGAAAGAGATGCTGGCGTTTGTTCGTGAGGGCGATACTCTTGTGATTGAGAGTTTCAGCCGTCTGGCTCGTTCCACGAAAGACCTTCTGGAAATCGTTGAAGAACTTGAAAAAAAGAACGTCAAGTTCGTCAGCCAGAAAGAGAACATCGACACTTCTACGCCTAACGGAAAATTTATGCTGACTGTGTTTGCAGCTCTGGCACAACTGGAACGTGAAACAATGTTGGCACGGCAGAAGGAGGGAATCGAAATCGCAAAAGCAGAAGGCAAATATAAAGGCAGAAAACCTGTAGAAGTGGACGAAGAGAAGTTTCGGCAGCTCTATAACGACTGGCAGAACGGAAAAACCACGCCAAAGATTATGATGAACGAACTTGGGTTGAAGTCCGCTACGTTCTGGCGTACGGTCAAAAAGTATCGTGAAAAATATGGCATCACTGATGCGGCCACCACACGCAAGTATGCCAACAAAGAAGAAAAATAAAAAAGCAGCGACCCACCACAGGCCGCTGCTACAAACAAGAACCACCAATCCCTCAACAGGATGATAGTACATAAGTATTATATCATTTCTTTTGGGAGAACACAACACCAAAGGAGAATAAATATGGCGAATAGTTATTGTAAATCGGAGGCAATCAATAATTTTATGGACAATGTGACAGCTACTGTTACAGAATACATTCTTGAGATCGGTATGGAAGAAACCGTAAAGAAGTTAGTTGATAGCAACGCACCGCTAGATATTTTCCCACATATTACGGCTTACGCAAAGGAGCACGGATTTATGTGACCCGCCAGACATGGTATCGGATTGCTGAACAGAACAGGTGAAAGTGTTCGCAACCTAGAATAAAACCGAATGAGAAAGGAGAATACATTGAAAACGATTGATGGAAAATATGCGTCCGCAAAGGTGTTCACGGACAATATTGAAGACAAAGCGTCTGAGCAGATTTTGACGCTTTGCAATCAGAGCTTTGTTGATGGCTGCAAAATTCGCATTATGCCAGACGTTCATGCTGGTTCCGGGTGCGTAATTGGGTTTACGGCAAACTTGGGCAAGAAAATCATTCCGAATATTGTAGGCGTGGACATTGGTTGCGGAATGCTTGTCGCTGAACTTGGAATTGAACACATCGACCCAAAAAAGTTAGACAAAGTAATCAGAGAACGTGTCCCGGCTGGAATGAATGTTCACGAATCGCAGAAAATGTCGGATTCTTTCCTTAGCCAGCTTGAATGCAAAGATAGCCTACATAATATTGACTGGATTCTTCGCAGCATGGGTACTTTGGGCGGCGGCAATCATTTTATCGAGCTGGACGAAGATAAAGAAAAAAACCAGTACCTTGTTATCCATACTGGAAGCCGAAATCTTGGAAAGCAGGTCGCAGAGTATCATCAAAACGTAGCTATCTCAAATATTAAAGGAAAGAACAAAAGAAAAGAAGCTACGGAACGTCTGATTGCAGAACTGAAAGAGCAAGGCCGTGAACAGGAAATCTCGCAAAAAATCAAAGAATTGGATGTTCAGTTCCCTGATATTCCGAATGAGCTTTGCTATCTTGAAGGCGAAGAACGTGATTCTTACCTTAATGATATGCGAATTTGTCAGGCTTTTGCGAGGATGAACAGAGCGAGAATTATGCACACTATTTTAGATGGTGTTGGAATCAATTCTATGCTGACCTATGCGTCCTTCTTTGAAACCGTTCATAACTATATTGATGAATCGGATGATATTATCCGAAAAGGCTCTGTATCTGCTAGAGATGGTGAGAAGCTGATTATTCCTCTTAATATGAGAGACGGAAGCCTTATCTGTGTTGGCAAGGGCAATCCTGATTGGAATTTCTCTGCTCCGCATGGTGCTGGCAGATTATATAGCAGAACAGCGGCTAAAAAAGCATTCAGCGTTGAGGAATACCAAAAGCAAATGAACGGAATTTATACTACGTCAGCCGATGAATCCACATTGGATGAATGCCCGATGGCATATAAGCCAGCGCAGGAAATTATCAACGCAATCTCCCCAACAGTTGATATTGTAAAACACATTAAGCCGATTTACAATTTCAAAGCTGGAGAATAAAACCGAAAGGAAAGCGACATGAAAACCGTAAAATTGTCTGAGCAGAGTTTGAAACTCATTGAAACGCTGTGCGATTACACCGACAAGTCTGATATTCTCAATGCCATCGCAGACGCCTTGTACTACGATGCGGACGAGCTGAAACGCAGGATCAACCAGCTTGCAGAAGAAGTCAAATAAACTGAGCAACCCATTTATTAAGATGGATTTTAGTAAATAATTTTCTGAAGCAAAATCATAAAACCGAATATTTGATTTTTGTGCAGTTGTAGGCACTCTTTACATTTTCAGGTAGGGGGTGCCTATTTTTTTATGCAGCCAAAGCAGTGTATCGCCATCATCGACAGTATCAAGGCGTATGCAAAGCAGAATCCGACCGAAGCACAGGTCTATGAGGACTGGTTTCAGGCGGTGGTAAACCTGAGAGATGCTTTGTCGCAAGACAAGCGGTTTGATGCCTACAAATATTCTGGCGAGCTGCGCTCTGTCTGTGCAGCCGTGATGGGCAAGATGAAAACAGGCGAGGATGTGGCGAAGGTCTATGACATTATCAGCCGGACGTACCTGTTTGAAGCAAAAGATGTGTTCGACAGTTATTGCATCTATCTTGAATGGAACCGTGCGCCGGAAAAGAAGTTCTATCAGCCGAGACGCAGAGTGCTGAAAGTGCTGGCAGACGACCTAGAGGACTTGTTCTATAAGCGGATAGATTTCTTGGGGGTCAGTCTTCCAGCTCGCGTAGGCAAGAGTACGCTGTGCATTTTCTTCATCACATGGCTTATGGGCAACCGCCCGGACGTTGCATCGGTCATGAGCGGACATTCTGATAAGCTGACCAATGGCTTCTACGGCGAAGTGCTGTCTATCATCACAGACCCCGTTACCTACAACTGGGGCAAAATCTTTCCTGACGTTCAGCTTGTGGACAAGAGCGCAAAGGATGAAAGCGTTGACCTGAACCGAAAGAAGCGCTTCCCCACCCTGACTTGCCGCTCTATTGGCGGTACGCTGACTGGTGCTGTTGAAATCGGCGAGGGTGGCGTTCTGTACAGCGATGACTTGATTGAAGACTTAGAGGAAAGCTTGAATGTTGAGCGTCTGAACAACAAGTACGATGCTTACCTAAACCAGCTAAAAGACCGTAAAAAGCAAGGCGCATTGGAGCTGATGGTCGGCACACGCTGGAACGTGCTTGACCCTCTGGGGCGCATCCAAAGCCAGTACGCAGACAATCCAAAGTACAGATTCCGGGTGATTCCTGCTGTGGATGAGAACGGACACAGCAATTTCAATTATGACTACGGCGTTGGATTTGACGATGCTTACTATGCCGACATGAAAGCCAGTATTGACGATGCAACATGGTGGGCAAAGTACATGGGCAAGCCCTATGTGCGTGAAGGTCTGCTATTCCCTGCCGATGAACTGCGATACTTTAACGGTGTTCTGCCTGATGGCGAGCCCGATCGCAAGCTTATGGTCATGGATATTGCATGGGGTGGCGGTGACTTTACCGCCTGTCCTATCGCTTATGTGTACGGCGATGCCGTGTTCATCCCTGACCTTGTGTTCAACAACGGCGACAAAACCGTGACCAGACCGGAAGTCGTGGGCAAAATCATCCAACACAAAATCAATGTGGTGCGTGGCGAAGCAAACAACGGCGGTGATGAATACTGTGATGTGGTGGACAGCCAGCTCCGGCAGCAAGGGTATCACTGTTCTGTTCGCAGCCAGCGCGCGCCCAGTGGGCAAAGCAAACTGTCCAGAATCATCCAGTATGCGCCGGACATCAAACGGTTCTATTTCCTTGACGAAAAACACCAGTCGAAAGAGTACAAGGCATTCATGGAACAGCTGACGATGTTCACGCAGCTCGGCAAAGTTCCGCACGATGATGCACCGGATAGCTTGGCTCAGCTTGCCGATGAATTGTACAACGGAATCAGCAAAATTGAGCCTGTCAAGAGGCCTTTTTGATTAAAAACACAATATATTGTGTTCGCTGGGTCTATTTATTTGATTTCACCACTTGACAAGGCTTATAATGTACGTAGGAAGTTTTGCAGCTTCCCTTAAAGGAATAGCTTGCACGCGGGGTTTTGTCATTTTTACTCGCGTGCGTGTCAACAAGCATATTCCTCCTTTCACCGGTGGAGGTTTTCTCACTCTTTCACCTTCACCGGACTTTATATGTTGCGTTTCCAATTGTTTGGGGAATGCCAGTCTGTCTCCCCCATGGCTGGCAAGCAACGGTTCGATTTCGTTACGCAGCACAACCAACTACCTAGCTTTGCATGGATTTATTCTCCAAAACCTCCACTGCTATTCCCGGCTCTCGATGCAATGGTTAGGCATGACATTGCAAAGAGCAGCGGTTAACCAATCAAGCCGGGTTTTTATGCTACATTAGCTTAGTATGGTTAGAGCACTCGGCTCATATCCGAGCATACATTGGTTCAAATCCATTATGTAGCACCAAAATTGCAGCCGACCCGTTGACTGTCCGTCAAACTGAATGTAAAGGCTGCAATGGTTTTCTTCGGGCGAAGAATAGCACGGCTGGAAGTGCGAACAGTTTCCCAGTAGCTTCTGACAGGTCTGTGCTCAACAGCCTGTTTCCAGAAATCCAACGAAAGGAGCACAGATGGTAGCAAAAGTTAGATGCAAGCGTCCTCGAAAAGACGCAAACGGCAATCCGTGTGATTGCGGACGTTATCTTGGCGAAGTGGAAGGTAAGTTTTCCCTTCTGTGCCCTCTTTGCCATTGGATTACAATTGGAGATTCCAACCTTCCAAGGGAGACATGGGTTTCCGTACCAAAGTTTAAAAACTGAATAGCTTTTGAAGCGCAGTTGTAAGCGCAGTGAGATAGACCTTAACAGGTTTGTCTTGCTGCGCTTTTTATTTTGCCGGAAAGGAGGAACGCATGGCTGAGTATCAGATAGTCGTTGACGGCTTTTTGAATAATCCGCTGACCGGACGTAGACCGATTGAAACGCCGGAGACGGAAATCAATCGGGCAAACGTGCTGAAAGTGGTCATGGGCAAGGCAGAGCCTATTCATCTGCTGAACAAGAACGAGATTCGCTTTCTGCACAACTACTACTTGGGTAGCCAGCCTGTCCTCCACCGCACTAAGGAATACCACGCTGAAATCACCAACCGTATTGTAGAGAACCACGCCAATGAATGCGTGGGCTTCTACACAGGCTACATGAGTGGCACTCCTTGCTCTTATGTGCGGTCTGAAACGGCAACTGGTGACGGTGAGGAAATCGCCCGCCTGTCAAACGCCTTGCAGTATGAGGGCAAGGATGCGCTTGATCGGCGGCTCTGGCAGTGGATGTTGGAGTGCGGACAGGGATACCGCATTGTTCTTCCTGACAAGGGGTACAACGGCAACTACCCGGACGAAACGCCCCTGCTGGTGGACGTTCCCGACCCAGATATGGCGTATGTGATTTACAACTCTGGCATTGGTCACAAGCCCATTGCCAACGTGCTGCATATCCCACGCAATTATCAGAGCGACTTGAACGACCTCATTTGCGTGTATACGCCAAACCAGTACTTTGAAATCGACAACGGCAAGGTTACGAAATCGGAGAACCATTCTCTCGGAATGTTGCCGATGGTCGAATACAAGCTGAACCCGGAGCGGATGGGTCTGTTTGAACCGGCTATTCCTGTGTTGGATGCCATCAACGACCTTGAAAGCAACCGTTTGGACGGCGTGGCGCAGTTCATCCAGTCCATCATGGTGTTTACCAACTGCCTTGTGGACGAAGAAGCCTTAAAAGCTGTTAAGGCTATGGGCGCAATGTGCCTAAAGTCATCTTCCGGTCAGCCAGCTTCGGTCGCACAGCTTGCAAATGAGCTTGACCAGCAGCAGAGCCAGACCCTTCTTGATTCCATGTTGAACGTGTACCGCAGCCTGACTGCCATGCCTAGTGCCACTGGTAGCGAGAACGCAACGTCCGACAACGTGGGCGCAGTCATCGTCCGTAACGGATGGAATCACACCGAAGCGAGGGCGCAGCAGTACGAGAATATGTTCAAATATGCTGAGCGCCAAAGCCTGTCTGTAATGCTGAAAATCCTGCGTGGCACGGCTGGTTCTAAGCTGATGGCAAGTGACATCAACATCAAATTGCCCCGCCGTCAGTACGACAACCAGCAGAGTAAGGTTCAGATTTTTGCACAGATGTTGCAGCAGACCATTGACCCACAGTTGGCGTTCACCACGCCCGGTCTGTTCCCCGACCCGCAGGCTGCTTATGAAATGAGCAAGCCTTTCCTGATTGCCGCTGGCAAGCTGGGAGAGGACGGAAAGGCACCGAAGCCGCAGGAACAGTCTAAACAGGATGTTACCGACACAAATGCAGGGAATATAGCAGACAAACGGCCTACCGATACTAACCCGGAGAACAGCGATGGAATCAAACAATGAAATCCTTGCAAGGGATTGGGATGACGATTTTGTCAAGAAAATGCAAAACCGAATCCTTGTTTCTCATTACAAGTATGGCTGGATGAGCCAAACTTACCCGGAATTGGCGCAAGCTGTCAAGGAGATTCAACCACGTATTCAAAAATATCTCGAAACGGGGAATACCGAATGGCTGATTGATGTGGCTAATTTTGCAATGATTGAGTATTTACATCCGAGCGTTAAAAATGCTCATTTCGTTGGGACGGATAGCGAAGAATCGCCCGGTCTGACTAGCGGGATTAGCTACAAAGAACTTGTGGGCAATATGTAATCATCCCGAATTTTCGGGCTGATATATTCCGGCAGGGAAGCCGGGGTACAAATTTCGCAGCGTTGCAGGGAAGCAACGGTAAAAAAACGCAGGAGGAAATTAACGATATGAAACTCAATGTGTTGCTTGGTGATGCCTACAAAGAGGGCATGACCGCCGATGAAATCATCTCTGCGCTTGAAAAGGTTGCAGACCCTAACGCAGAGGTCGAGAAGCTGCGCAACGCCGTGACGAAAGCCAACGGCGAAGCTGCTGAGTACAAGAAGCAGCTCAAGGCAAAGCGTACCGATGACGAGAATGCTGCACAGGAACAGGCTGACAGGCTGGAAGAGATGCAGAAGCAGATTGAAGCCCTGACTGCCGACAAAGAGAACCTCGTTAAGGAAAAGATCCTTGCATCTTACCGTGAGAAGTTCGTTGCACAGGGTTATGACGCTGAACTTGCCAACAAAGCCGCATCTGCACTGGCTGACGGTGACATGGACAAGGTGTTTAAGTTCCAGTCGGAGTTTATGACCGCCCACGACACCGCATACAAGGCTTCTCTACTGAAGGATATGCCCACACCTCCGGGTGCGGATGGCAATGGTGACGGCGCAGATAGCGCAGGTGTTTCCTTTGCTAAACGCTTTGCGAAGGAGCGTGCAGACGCAAACAAGGCATCAAGTGACGCAATGACTGCTTTCCATTAAGGAGGAAAACATGAAGTACACCAATACTCCGGTATCGGCTCCTGAAAGCACTATTCTGGCTGCTGATACCTACGTTGCCATTCCCTTTACCGTCAAGGAGACCAACGCTGTTCCGGCTGGTTATCCTATGGCAAAGACTGGCCTGAAAGCTGCTGCCACTACTGGCACCAGTGCTGCTGATGCGGCTACCGACGCCATTGGCATTCTGCTGCACACCGTTGACCCTGCCGTCAACCCCAATGGCGCACTGCTGATTCAGGGCGTTATTGATGTGGACAAGGCAAAGCTGTCTGGCTTTACCTATTCTGCAAACGATATTGCCGCTCTGAAAAAGGCTGTTCCCGCCGTTTTCTGCCGTACCGATGTTGGCGCAAAGAGCGAGTAAGGAGGACTAAATTATGGCACTGAATCTGAATGAAATCTTCTCCCCTGCTGCGATTGCCGCCTACTGGACGAATGACCCGACCAATGCGCAGCCCTATGCTTCTGATGCTCTGTTCCCTGCCCGTAAGAAGGTCAGCATGGAACTGAAGTGGCTTCGCGGTCACAAGGGCGTTGGCGTTTCGCTGAAGCCTAGCGTATTTGACACTAAGGCTACGTTCCGTACCCGTAAAGGTATTCAGGTGACGGAGACCAATATGCCCTTCTTTCGTGAGGGTGTGCATATCGACGAGAGCGACCGCCGCAAGATCATTTCTGTTTTGGCTACCAATCAGGAGTTTGCAGCAGATGTTATCAATCGTGTCTACGACGATACTGCACAGCTTATCACTGGTGCTCGCATCGTTCCTGAGCGCATGGTATGGCAGCTTCTGGCTCCCAAGACTGGCAAGCCCGGTATCTCCATCGAATCCAACGGCGTGAGTTACGTCTACGATTACGACCCTGATGGCACTTGGCAGCAGTCCAATTACAAGGCTCTGACTACCAAGGAGAAGTGGGATGCTCCTACCACTGCAACCCCCATCGCCACGATGACTACTGCCGCAAACACTGTTCTTGCGAACACTGGCGAAGTCATTACCGAAGCCTACATGAATACGAACACCTTCCACAAGATGATTGCTGCGGAAGAGGTCAAAAACCGTTTCCTGACGGTTATGAAAACCACCACCGCCGTTCTTATCGATTCTGATGCACGTTCTGTTGTCGAAAGCGCATCCGGCATCCGCATCCATCTGTACGACAAGATGTTCAAGCCGGAAGAAACCGCAGCTGCGGAGAAGTATCTGCCTGATGGCTATGTTGTGCTGGCTCCTTCTGGTTCTCTGGGCAATATGTACTACGTTGCGACCCCGGAAGAGGTTGACCTGATGGCTGGCATTTCCAACGCACAGGTCTCCGTTGTGAACACCGGCGTTGCCATTACTACGAAGCAGGAAGCCCATCCTGTCAGCACTGACATTATTGCTTCCGAAATCGTCCTGCCGTCCTTTGAGCGCATGGACGCTGTGTACTGCATCAAGGCTTACTAAGGCGAAAGGAGGAAAGCAGCATGGGAGACCAGTATTCCGAAGCGGCAGTCAAGCTTGGGCAGTACATTGCTCCTGCACTTGACCGTGAAATTACGGACGAGGACTACCCACTCTTCGACCTGCTACTTGATTTCGCCAAAGACAAGATATTTGCGCAGGGCTACCCCTTCGGTAACAGACCGGACGAGTTGCCCTTGCAGTATCAGTCGTTGCAGATACGCATTGCAGCGGAACTGTACAACCACATCGGCGCAAACGGACAGACGAGCTACACCAACAACGGCATCACTCGTGTGTGGGAAAGCTCCGATGTGGCGCAGTCCCTGTTGAATGAAGTGGTTCCGAGAGTAGGTGTTATCGGCTGATGTTCAATGGAAGCCCGCTGGATAAACGCCCGCTGTGGTATTCAAACCCGGTCGGCGAGAAAACGCCTGTTGTGGACGAATGGGGCAACGAGACTGGCGAATCTGCATACGAATCGTGGAGCGAACCCGCAAAGCTGATGCTGAATGTCAGCCCTCCTACTGGTTCTGCGGAAGCAAACCCTTTTGGAGCGTTCACGGATTACAGCTACGTTGTCAGTTCGTCCAGCAAAAAGCGCAACACACCGCTTTATGAAGGCACGCGCGTCTGGTTTCAGACAGACGTTTCAAAGCCCTTCAATTACATTGTGGTCAAGGTCGCAGAGCATATCACGGATACGAAGTATGCGCTGAAAGAGGTGGCTGCAAGTGAAAATTAAAGTGAGGTTGAGTGATGCCGGGCTTCGTGATGCGGAACGTCAGATACAGAAGTACAAGACCACCCTGAACAAAAAGGCACAGGAGTTTGCAAAGGCGTTGGCTGATAAAGGACTTGATGTGGCAAAAGTTCGTTTTGCGAACGCACAGTATGCTGGTAGCAACGATGTTTCTTGCCATGTTGAGCAGAACGGAAACACCTGCACCATCATTGCAGAGGGCAAGGCAGTTGCCTTTATCGAGTTTGGCACTGGCGCACATCACAACGGATATGGCGGTGAGCTACCGCCCGGCGTTGGTGCACATGGTTCCTACGGCAAAGGGCAAGGCGCAAACCACAGGTGGTATTACTACGGCGAATCCGGCAATGCCGGTACGCCTGTCAAACAGGTAGATGGTAAAGGCCAGTTGAATTACACCAGCGGCAACGAGCCAGCTATGGCTATGTGGGGAGCTGTTGAGGAAATGGCTTCTCAAGTCGAAGCAACGTGGAAGGAGGTTTGGAATAGTTGATCGATTATTTCAATTCTATCTTCACGGCTGTTGCTAAGGAGCTGCGAAAGCAAGCGCCCGGCATCTTCGTTACTGGTGAAATCAACGACAGCAACGTTAAGAAGTTTCCGTGTGTGCAGATAGAGGAAAACAGCAACCTTCCTGTGCACATTGATTCTGCTGGACACAGCAAGTACGCTGCCGTTTCCCTTCGTGTGCGGGTCTACTCCAATAAGAACACCGGGCGCATTGCAGAAGCACGCTCCATTGTTGGCATCGTGGATTCTGTTCTTGAACCGCTTAAATTTTATCGCAAATCGTTTGCCCCGTTGAATGGGCTGTACAACAATTCCGTCTATCGGATTGATTGCAGCTATGGGGCAACAATCGGAGAGGACGGAATGATTTACCGAAACTAAGGAGGTAAACATTCTATGAGTACTGCTATCTCCGGTCTGAATACCACCCTGTATTGTGGCGACAGCGCAACCGCTCTGACGAAACTGTGCGACATCAAGGATGTGCCCGACCTGATCTCTGAGCCGAACCTTCTGGATGCCACCACCCTGTCTGACCCCATGCAGGTCAACATCTTTGGCATCATCCAGAGCGACACCAAGTCTTTCACCGCTAACTACAACAAGGCTGACTATACGAAGGTCAAGGCCGCTGGCTATGATGAGACTTCCGAGAGCAACGCCGTGAAGTACTACGCCCTGAAGATGCAGGACGGCTCCGGCTTCACTTGGCAGGGTATGCATCAGGTTGGTCTGTCTGGCTTTGGCGTGGACGAGGTTGTGGAAATGACCATCAACTGCATCTTCACCAAGAAGCCTGAGTTTAGCGAGACCCTGACTGTTACTGGCGGCTAAACCGAAAAAATCGAATCAATCAAACCGGGCAGAACTGAACAACGGATTTGGTTCTGCCCCTATTTATAAAGGAGAGCATTTATTATGGCTACTAAGGTTATCAACTTTCATTCCCCCGATGGTAAGAACACTTACGAGCTGACCTTCACCCGTGACAGCGTGGAAGCCACCGAACGTGCAGGTTTTCAGATTGGCCAGTACACTCAGATGACCAATCTGCTGTCCAACTCCCGTGCCCTGTTCTACGGTGCTTTCATTGCACGGAACAAGGGCATCAAGCGCAAGGTCGTTGATGAGATGTTCCAGCACATTGAGGATAAGGAAGACCTTATGGGCGTTCTGCTTGAGATGTTCGTGGATGCTTCCAAGTCCCTGCTGGCAACTGACACTGAGGACAAGACCGCAAAAAACGCAACGTGGGAGATTGTGTAACTGCACAATCTCAGGAAGCAGACGAAGAGGGAGAGCCATTCTCCTTCTCCAAGCTGTTCCATGATGTAGAAGCCTATTACATCTCCATCGGCATGACCTATGACCAGTTTTGGTACGGCGATGTCTGGCTAGCGAAGGTCTACCGTGACGCAGAGGAGCTGCGGGAACGCAGAGCCAACACAGAAGCGTGGAGAAACGGCTTTTACATGGCATCTGCGCTTTCCTCTACGGTTGGCAATATGTTCCGAAAGAAAGGGCCTAAGCCTATCAAGTACATGGATAGACCGCTTCCTCTTACCCAAAAGGAGAAAGACGAGTATGAATACCAACGCGCAGTTGAGGCGCAGGAGCGAATCAAGAGAACGATGTTCTCTATGATGGAAAGTGATGGTGGTAGTGATGGCTGATGTTGATATTACGAGCTTATCCGTAGAAATTTCTGCGGAATCGCAGGGCGCAGAGCTTAATATCGACAAGCTCGCTACCGCCATTTCTAATTTGCGGACGAAAGGCAACGTCACAAAGGTTGTAAACAGCCTTGACAAGCTGTCCGGTTCCATTGCAACGCTGAAACAGGCATCCGCTGGAATGTCAGGGCTGGACAAAATCACCAGCTTTCTGAACGGGTTTTCCAACGTCAACACGACTGCAAGCACAAAAAGCATTAACACGGTCGTGAATGCAATCAAGAAGATTCCTGCGGCTGTGTCTGGCTTGAACGGCGTGGACTTTTACTCCATGTCTGGAAGCATTACTCAGCTCACTAACGCTTTGGCTCCACTGTCCATTCTGGACGCATCGAACCTTAAAGCTCTTGGCAGTGCTTTCAATGCGATCGGGAAGGTTCCCGACCTGACCGACAAGCTGAAAGCGACTGACCTTGATTCTTTTGCAAGCTCTTGTCAGAAGATTTCTACTGCCCTTACTCCCCTTGTATCTCAGCTTGACAAGGTGGGCAACGCTTTTGCGAAGCTCCCGCCGCAGTTGAGCAAGGTGGTCACACAGGCAAACCGTGTGACTGCTGCCAACGAAAAGCAGCGCAAGAGCTATCTCAGCCTGTCCAATCAGATGAACGGCTTTATACGGAACATGGCAAAGCTGGTTTCGTTGAAAGCTATCGCTGAGTATCTTGGCAACGCTGTTGCGAAGTTTAATGATTTCTACGAAGCAACAGACCTGTTCCATAATGCTATGGGCAATTTGAGCGGTGAAGCTGATACGCTCATTGGCAAGATGCAGGGTTTGCTTGGCGTTGACCCGACCAAAGCGATGACCTACATGGCTACCATCCAGAGCTTGGGTACTTCGTTTGGTCTGACCAGCGACAAAGCATATATTCTGTCCAAGAATCTGACCCAGCTTGCCTATGACGAAGGTTCCTATTGGAACAAAAACGTTGCAGAGACCTTTACCGCAATGTCCTCCGCAATCTCTGGCGAGATTGAGCCTATTCGCCGTTTGGGCGTTGACCTGTCTCAGGCACGGTTGCAACAGGAACTTCTTGCTTTGGGCTTTAACAAACAGGTTTCTAGCCTGTCTCAGGCAGATAAGGCAGTTTTGCGTTACATTGCCATTATGAAGCAGACTGCCAACGTGCAGGGCAACCTTGCACAGACCATCCAGAGCCCTGCGAACCAGATTAAGATTCTGAAAGCGCAGTTGGATATGCTGGCGAAGTCTGTTGGCTCTTTGCTCTACCCTGCCATGAAATCTATTCTTCCCCCGCTGATTGCCGCCGTTCAGCTCATTCGGGAGTTCGTTCAGTGGGTTGCAAAGCTGATGGGTGTGAAGGTCGTGTTCACTGATTTCACCAAGAGCGCTGACAGTGTTGGTGGCATTGGTGACGCAATGGATGACACAACCGATTCGACAAAGAAAGCCGCAAAAGCCCTCAAGGACTACACGATGGGCTTTGATGAACTGAACATCATTGACCCAACACAGGGAAGCTCCGGCTCTGGCAGCGGTGCATCCGCTGGCAACATCTTGGGCGATGTAGACCTGTCCGGTTACGATATGTTTAAGCAGTACAACGAAGAGTTTGCAAAGCAGATTGATGCTATCAAGCAGAAAATCAAGGCTATGCTTCCTCTTATAGCGACTGTAGCAACCGCTTTTGCCGCTTGGAAGCTTACAAATCTTATTACGGATATTGTGGACGCTATCTCCAAAATGAACGCGCTGAAATCCATTGTTTTGGGTCTTGGTGTTTTTACAGTGGGCATCGTCCTTGAGATTACAGGCATTAAAGACGCGATTGAAAATGGCGTAAATGGAAAAAATTTTGCTGAAATTGTTCTTGGCGCTTTGATTGGGACTACAGGCGCAGCCATTCTTGGCAAAGGAATTGCTCAGTTTATCGTGACCGGCTTTGGCAATACTGCTGTTGGAGCGGCCATTAAAGCAGCTGGCGGCTCTACTGCTGGCGCGATTATTGGAGCAGCAGTTGGCGGAGTAGTAACCGGCATACCTATGTTTGTAACGGGCGTTTATGATGCTGTCAAGAATGGCTTAAACACGTTAAATGGAATTTTGATTCCGCTTGGCTCGACAATGACTGGCGCAGGTATTGGTGCAATTATCGGCTCTCTTGGAGGCCCGATTGGTACAGGCATCGGTGCGTTGATTGGTTTGATTGTTGGCGGTCTGACCGATGTCGGTATTGCGATTTATCAAAACTGGGACAAAATTACAGAATCTCTCGACAAGGCAAGCGAGAGCTTAAAAAACTGGTTTGTAGGCGTTGGCGAGTGGTGGAATGAAAAGTGGCAAGGGTTCAGCGCTAACTTTCAGACTGCATGGGAAAGCCTGCCTGGGTTTGTTCAGCATCCGATTCAGGCGCTTGACCAAGCGAGTGCAGGCTTGAAGCAGTGGTTTGTCGGCGTTGGTGAGTGGTGGAACCAGAAGTGGGCTGGATTCAAAGAAAACTGGGACAAGGCTTGGAACAGTTTGGTTGATACGATCAAAAATCTCCCCGCAAAATTTTTGGACTATGGCAAAAACATCGTTCAGGGCTTGATTGATGGTATCAACAAAGGAATTGAGAATGCAAAGAAAACTGTTGGTGGACTTGCAAAGGCTATTCTAGATAAGTTCACGACAGATACTGGCATCCACTCTCCTTCTAAAGTCTTTGAACAGTTCGGTATCTACATCGACCAAGGCCTTGCAAACGGTATCACTGCAGCACTTCCTTACGTTGAACAGGCTATGACTAATCTGGCAAACGTTGTTCAGCAGAAGGGCAACGAGATGATTGACTATGGCACGACCACCGCAACGAATTTTGTTGATGGTTTCTTCAACGGTCTGGACAGCAAGTGGCAGGAACTTGATTCCGGCTTGCAGAATGACTTCTTCGGCACAGTACAGAATCTTTGGAATGCTGTGCAGAGCGGAGATTTGAAAACGGTCGGAACAACTGCTGCTGCTATTATTTGGCAAGCAATGGGAGAAAAAAATCGTTCCGAGGTAAAAACGTATGCAGAAAACTTGGTCTCTCAACTGTCTGACGTTTTAAAAAAAGCAGCCGGAACGCTATTTGATTCTGCATTGCAAATTGGCAAAAACATCTGGAAAGGCATTACCAATAATTTTGGGGATATTGTAAAAAGCGTATCTCAGCTGGGGCAAAAAATTTACAATGGATTTTCCAGCTTAAAAGTTCCACTTACAAATGCAGGCTTTTCTATCAGCAACGGATTACTTGGAGGTCTCGTTAGTAAATTCCCTGAAATTTTAACAGGCGTTGCTGGGGTAATCACATCTATTGGCGGCGCTTTTATGGGCATGCTGGAATCGATTGGTGGTGTCCTGACAAGTTTAGGAATCCCAACGGGTGTGCTGATGCTTGCTGGCGGAATTGCAATCGCCGCCGCAATTGCTGGTATTGTTGCAAGTTTAGGCGGATCCAGATCTTCAGTGAACCAAGATTATTCCAGCTATCCTGGAACAAGCGGATATGATTCTTCTACCGGGTCTACGACATCTACTGGAAGCTACTATCCAAGCTCTTCTACAAGTGAAGTAAGCGTATCTGACTTGAGGAGCGCAGTTCATGATGGTTGCTATGATGCGTTTCTTGATATTTTCCAGCGCTATGGTGACGAAATTACCGGCGGCAAGGAAGTCAGGCTGTTCATTGACGGAAAGCAGATTACCGCTTCGGTTGAAAAGCAGCAGGCTGACCGCGGCGTGCAAATCATGGGGACGGAAGTGTATAGCTATTAAGGAAGGAACGGTGAATTATGCAAGCTCTTGTATCAGTGAACGGCGTAGATTTGCCAGAGCCTTCCTCTTATAGCGCAACGACTTCAACCATCGTTGATTCTGGCCGAAACGTGCAAGGCAAGGTTGTTGGCTCTGTGGTTCGACACGATGTTGCAAAAGTGGCTCTTAAGTGGAAATACCTTACCGCAAAACAATGGGCTTCCGTCATCGGCCCATTCACTACAAACTTTTATTGCACGGTACGATTTTACAATCAAGCAACAGCTTCTTATTCCACACGTCAGATGTATGTTTCCGATCGAACAGCCGGAATGTGGCGAAGGGGCCCAAACACCGGAAATGTGATGGGCTGGACGGATTGTTCTTTGAGCCTGGTTGAGGTCTAAAGGTGGTGATTTTATATGTCTGTAAAGCCGTCCGATAAGTGGCTTTCACAATATAATAATACGCTTGTGCCCGAAACTTTTATTCAGATTACTTATCATGCAGCTGATGATGCAGCGCAAACGGACGCTATTGCAAGTTCAGGTTCGCAAACCGTGTTTAGCAACGTGGCATCCATCACTGATCTGGACATTTCCGTTTCCGGAAATTATGCGACTGCTGAAACTAATTTTTGGGTTTTGGATGGAAGTCTTGGTATCGTTCCGGATTCTGAACCGTATCAAGAATGCGGCTATGTAAGTGGTGAATGCGTATCAAGCTCCAATCATCCAACCATCACATTTTCTTTTAGTAAAAACCACGAAGAAAAAATACCGGGTCTGACAATCGTTTGGTCTGAAATTTTAAATGAATGGGCAAAATCATTTAAAGTTTCCGCTTACAAAGGAACCGCTCTTCTCTTGGAAAAGCAAATTGACAACAACGATTCCACCGAAACTTCAATTGAATTTGAGATTTCCAATTATGATTTGGTTATTATTGAAATTCTTGAATGGTGTATTCCAAACCGAAGAGCTCGTATCTCGCAAGTAGAATTTGGACAGCGTGTGAGATTTAGCAAAACAGACCTTCTGTCGTATTCCCATAAATCAAAACGCGACCCAATTTCCGGCCAGCTTTCTAAGGATTCAATTTCTTTTTCCATTGATAACAGCGACCAAAAATGGAATCCTATCAACCCTGACGGTCTCTACAAGTATCTGTATGAACGCCAAGCTGTTTTTGTAAAGTATGGCATGGACTTGGACGGACAGACTGAATGGATTAACGGAGGTAAGTTTTACCTTTCTAGCTGGAGTATTCCTTCTAATGGCATTACCGCTTCCTTTGAAGCTCGAGATGCTTTGGCGTTTTTAATCGATTCACTATACACCGGAAGGAAAAGCGGAACTTTATACGAAATGTGTTATGACGCTTTGGAACTTCTTGATGTTTCTGGTATCAGCTATTACATCAATGAATCTTTGAAGGATTATACAGCTGATTTTAGCAACGGAAATTCTTCGTATAAAAACGCTGATGTGCTACAGCTTTCTGCTAACGCAGCCGGTATGGCTTTGTATCAGACAAGAAACGGTGAGATTCGGATTGACCGGGTTCCGTACCTTCCTGAAAACAAATCCGACATTTATGAAATCACTGAAATCAATGATTATCAGTATCCGGAAATCACTTTTTCTAATAAGTTAAAAAACATCTCTTACTCTCTAAATGGAGTTTCGTCATTGTATCCGAATGGTGCTACTGGCGATGGCGTTACGCAAAGTGTAAATAATGCACTTATCTCTTCTTCCATCGTCTCCCAGCCAAAGAATGTTCTAACTGAAAGTTATAAAGTACTTTCTAACCGTCGAAAAGCCACCCTGTCTTATCGTGCCAGCCCACACAACGACGCTCTTGATTTTGTCAAGCTCAATCATCAATTTGGATATTCTTCTAACTTGTTGATCACGGACGTTTCTTACACGTTTAATGGCAGCTTCAAGGGCTCCGTTACCGGGTATATGATTGAAGATGTTGATTCGTTACAAATCGACGCTTCTGAGATTTACTTACATCCTTCCGACACGATTACGCTCACTGCGACGCTTACCCCCGCATCTGCCGATTCCCCTGTTATTGTTTGGAATGCATCTCCCGCTGGTATCGTTGAGCTGAATGTCATCAAGAACGAACGCGGCGTATCCGTCTGCAATGTTACGTATTTACACAGCGGAAATGCAACGATTACAGCTACAGTTGCGAGCCTTTCTGCTTCTTGCAACGCTACTACGATTGCGGACGAGATTTCTAACCTCAAAGAAGGCGATACTGTATACATCTCCGTCGCTGGCGTTTATACCGCTTTTCTTGTCTCAAAACATAATTACGAACCGGAATTAAATGGCAAAGGGAGAACTCTTCTTGCTCTTAAAGATGCGAAAACAGAAAACGTTGCGTGGGATAGTAAAATGACAACTCCCGCAGAGTATTCGACCAGTAGTATTGATGCCTTATTAAACGGAAACGTAAAGAATTCTTTTTCTGATTTTATGCAGAAAAAAATCGGCAAAACTACTTTTTATTATACCCCAGCGTTCAAAAAAAATGATTCTAACAATTACGTACCTTCTGCTGTGTCTACTCTATCTCGCAGTATATTTTTACCTTCCGCAAAAGAAATATACTACGGATTTCCTGATAACAGTAGTTCTATTAACGAAATTTGGGGTTATGGATGCAACGTAGAAGGAAGCCCGCTCCCTACAGCAAAAGAACTTTTGAGAAATCCTTTTTTTACCCTCGGAGACGATTACAGCCCGTATCAGCAGTGGACGAGAACTCCCGTTACACATCTTGAATATTTTGGCATGAATCCTTCTGTTGGGGATATCTATTATCGTTCTATTGTTGTTTCAGGGTATTGGGACAAAGCACATCTTGGCAATTCTAGTGACAAAGAAGAATTATTTTTTTATGATTGTATCGGTTCTGGCAACGAGGGCCGTAAGTGCTATCATTACATGTTTACCGTTCCGAGTAATTTGCCTATTGGGTATCAAAACAGAGTTGAGGAAGAATAATTTATGGCTCGTTGGATTACAGACCGCACGCAATCAGATGTTGACCGCGTGAAAGAAATTACCGCAAAGGCAAGAACAGGCACGTGGACAAAAGCCGAACAATCGGAATGGCTTGCCGGAATGAAGGGCGCTTTAAGCTATACGGATTTTAACCGCATAGAATCCGGCATTCAAGAGCTTGGCTCCATTGTTGGCGCGTCTGTTTCTGTTCGGACTGATTGGACAGTCGATGGATATATGAAAGTCTCCGATGCAACACGTTGGCTTTCCAACATCAATTCCATTCGTGCTAAATGCTCTGGCCCATCTGCTATTGCAGGTACGCCAGAAAGCATGAACAAACTCGATTTTTCAACGATGAATCAAATTGAGCAAATTTTGTTCGACATTGAAACGCTTGCTAAAACATACGTTACGTTTTCCGGTGAATACATGACAGGAGATGGACAATATGGTTTTTGAAGACCGTGTGGCGAAATATCCGGGTCGATGGACAATGGTAAAGTCGGATGGAACATCCGAAATTGTCACTCTTATCCGAAATGACGAGCCAACAAAAGAAGGAACGCCAATCAATGCGGCCACCTTAAACGAACTGAGTACTGTTGCGGGAGCGATTAACGCAAAAGAAGAAGCCGTTTCGGCTGCATCTAGCGCAAATTCTGCTGCCACCAGCGCGGCCCAAAGTGCACAGTCAGCATCCGTAGACGCAACGAACGCGGGAAGCTCTGCCGCTTCTGCCAAAGCTGAAGCGGACAGGGCTGCGGCCATCGTGAGCACCGATAAGACGCTAAGCGTCGAGGGCGCTCCGGCTGACGCAAAGGCTGTTGGCGATGCGCTGAAAGGCATCAAGCTCCCTATTGCCACCGCAACCGTGCTGGGCGGTGTCAAGCTGAGTGACGACTTCACGGCAGATGCGGACGGCACGCTGCATCTGGCAGGCGGTACTGCCCCGGACCCTTACCCCGTGGGCAGTATTTTTCAAACAGTCAGTAGCACCAGTCCCGCCGCACTGTTCGGCGGTACATGGCAGGAGATTGCGCAGAACCGGGTGCTGATGGGTGCGTCCTACGCCCACGCAGCGGGCACCACCGTGGAAGCCGGTCTGCCCAACATCACAGGCTCTTTTGTCGCGAATGTACGCATTGGTAAACATACTGTATCCGGTGCGATCACTGCTTCCAACCGGCTCATAACTACGGGCGCAGACAACAACGATGCTGAGGTATATAAGTTCAGTCTGGATGCGTCCAAGTCCAACGCCATCTACGGCCGCAGCAGCACCGTGCAGCCCGCCGCCTACTATGTGCACATCTGGCGGCGAGTGGCCTGAGAAAGGAGGTTTTGACTTATGAAGATCATCGACGAGACCGGCGCGGTCGTGGAAAACCCGGACCTGACGCTGGGTTATCTGACAGCTGACACCGAAGAAGTCACCCACCCCGCCATAGATGGCGTGGAGGAGCAGTGGCACTGGGAGACCGTGACCGAGTACCCCAACGGCGGCAGGGACGTGCAGAAGGTCGTTGACCGCCCCGGCGTTCAGGCACAGGAAGAATGGGTGGAACAGGTGCCCATCCAGAAGTACATCCGCTACACCGCCGAAGAGCTGGCTGCGCAGGAGGAAGAACGCAAAAAGGCCGAAGCCCGGGAGAAGCTGCCGGACACGGTGGCGGCACTGCAAAAAGAAAACGAGATGTTGAAACAGTGCTTGCTTGAAATGAGCGAGATTGTTTATGCATAAAATCACACAAAAAATCGAAAGGATGGTATTTATGATGGCAATGTTGTGGGCACAGGAAATCATGTCTGCTGAGACTATGGAGGATGCAAAGGCGCTGTATGAGCGTTGCCCTCGCCTGCTGAAGGAGAAGGTGAAGGCGATTCTTATCAAGAGCGGCTTTGAGGAAATCACGCAGTAAGGAGGACGCTATGGCTGAAATTATGGACGTGTCCCGGCATCAGGGTACGATCAACTGGGACAAGGTCAAGGCGAGCGGAAAAGTGGACGGCGTGATGATTCGCGCCATGGGCAACAGCGCAGCGGGCAGGCCCAGTGCGCCCTACACCGACCCGCAGTTTGCTCGCAACTATTCCGAGTGCAAGCGGCTGGGCATCCCCTGCGGCGTGTATGGCTATTTCAAGGCAGTCAACCGGGAGCAGGCCGACAAAGAGCTGGCCTACTTCAAGAAGCTGCTCACCGGCCGGAGCTTTGAGCTGCCGGTGGCCGTGGACATCGAGGACGAGGTGCAGCAGCCGCTTGGCAAGGCCGCGCTGACCGACCTGACAGCTTACATGCTGAGCACGGTGGAAAGCTGGGGCATGTACGCTCTGCTCTACACCGGCCTGTGGTTCGGCAGCACCTTCCTCTACATGGGCGGCGCGGCCCTGAAGCCATACGACGTGTGGCTGGCTGCTTACCGCACGAAGAAGCCCGCTCCCAGCTGGCCCTTTGGCATGTGGCAGTACACCAGCACGGCGCGTGTACCCGGTGTGGCCACTAACGTTGACATGTCCCACGCATACAAGGACTATGCGGGTATCATCAGCAAGAAGGGTCTGACCCGTCTCCGGGAGGGTAAATGACCGAAAAAGAAGCTTTACTGTGGGTGCTGGGCATTCTGGGCAGCCTGTGCGCTGCGGTCATCACCATCGACAAGGTGTTGGACATCATCCACAAGTACGTCAAAAATGCACAGGCCCCAGACGATGCGCAGAACAAGCGAATGGATACGCTCGAAAAAAGACTTGGCGTGCTGGAACAGGGACAGCTTCAGCACGCACAGGCCCTTGCAAGAGACCTGCGCCGCTTTGACGGCCTCGATGAAGAGATGCGTCTCGTCCTTGTTGGCGTGCAAAATCTTTTGGATTCGCAGCTGTCCGGCAACAACCGCGAAGGTATGCAAAAAAGCAAATCCGATATCAACAACTACCTACTGAAAGGAGTAACAAATCATGGAAGCAATGTTTAACTTTATCCCCGCACCCATCGCACTGGTACTGATGTTCATCGGCTTTGCCGCGCTGGCTGTTGGCGCTATCCGGCTGGGTTACAAGCAGTACGTCAAGCGCTGGGCACTGGAGCTCGTGACCATCGCTGAGGACAGCATCATGGGTAGCGGTCAGGGCGCGAAGAAAAAGGCGCAGGTCTTTGCTGCGCTGCGCGGCGCACTGCCGGACTGGCTGAAGCCTTTCATCACCGATGAAGTGCTGGACAGCGTGATTGAAAAGGCCGTCAGCATGATGAAAAAGGCACTGGCAGAAAAGAAGCCTACCATCAACAAGGAGTAATTTATGATCGAGCAAAGCGTATCTCTCGCATCCAACGGCACGGCAAAGTTGCCCGGCTATGAGCAGCTGGTGCGCTTTGGCTACACCAAGAACAGGGGCGTGTACCGCCTTACCGTCACTGCCACCGGCGAGTGGGAAGGGCTGGCTATCCGCTGCTTCTGGCACGTCCCGGACGGCAAAGACCCGGCATCCTCGCTGGTGGTGGACGGCTATGTGGACGTGCCCGCCAGCGTGACCGCACAGCCCGGGAGCGGGTGCATCACCTTTGAAGGCAGCGACGGCACAAAGACCGTCACCAGCGCAGATCTGCGGTATCGTGTCAGCGCCAACTCCGGCACAGAGGACGGCACAGAGCCGGAACCGGGCACTCCTGCATGGCAGCAGCTGGTAGATGCCGTGCACACCGATGCCACCGCCGCAGAGCAGGCTAAGACCGATGCACAGACGGCGGCCAGTGAAGCCGCCACAAGTGCGGGCAGTGCCAACCAGAGCGCTCAGGAAGCCGCTGACAGTCTGCAGGAGCTGAAGGACGGCATTGCAAGCGGTGACTTCAAAGGCGAGCCCGGCAATGACGGTAAATCCCCAGTTGTGACTGTAACTGACATCGAAAATGGCCATCGTGTCAGCATCACTGACAAAGACGGTACAAAAACAATCGATGTCTTAAATGGTCAAACCGGCAAAACCGGTGCAACGCCTGTTCTGACGATCGGTACGGTGTCCAGCGGAGACAAACCTTCCGCCGATATTACCGGCACGCCTGAAAATCCGGTGCTTAACCTGACGCTGCAACCCGGGCCTCAAGGCCCTGCCGTAGCACTGGACACCTCCCTCACCCACGATGGCGAAGCCGCTGACGCAAAAGCCACAGGTGACGCTATCAGCGCAGTAAAGGCCCGGCAGAACGTCCTCACAGGCAGTGAAACAGGCAACCCTATCTCCGTTGACGACGCTTTCCCTGCGCCCTTGTGCGGCCTGACCGTGTACGGTAAGAGCACGCAGGACGGCACACCCACGCTAGATGCACCTGTGCCTATTGTGAGTGCAGGTGACGGCGGGAGCGTGACGGTGACCTTGAGCGATGGGAAAGGCAAAACGCAAACTCTCACCCTTCCCACCCCAACCGGCTTGCCCGGCATCCCTGTCACCTCTGGCGGCAACTACACCGACAGCACGGGCCAACAGTGGGTGTGCGACGAGGTGGACTTGGAGAGAGGGGTGAAGGTGCAGAGGATTTACAAGGTTGATGTTGACGGTGAAAACACTAAGTTTGAACAAGCTGGCAACTACGCCAATCTTGCGCCAAGAGGATTACCAATCGCCTTGTATGTCGGTGGACAGAGAATATACGCAGCTAGTACGTTTACCAACTTATCGTGGTTTTACAACGCGAATGGAAAATTCCTATATCTGCAAGCGGCTGATATTTCTGGCCAGATCAACGAGTCTTGCAAAAAGCAGCTGGGCAAAATCTATTACGCTCTCGCCACCCCCATAGAAACTCCGCTCACCCCTGCTGAAATTGCCGCATACAAAGCCCAAACCGCTTACGCGCCCGACACCGTGGTGCAAGCGAGCGACGGCGCAGGCATCAAGCTGGACTACCAGCGGGACGTGAACATCGCAATTAAAAATTTTGAGGACGCAGTAGCGTCCATGACAACGACCTAAAGGAGGGAAAGCATATGGCTATCAAAAGCAAAGCCCGGCATGATCTCACCCTGCGATCCATCAAGCGAGAAATCGCCGCAGGACGCGACGTGGCATACTGGCTGGACAAGGCGTATACCCATCTGGACAGCGGCCTGCTGACGGAGGACGACATCACAGAGGTGGAAGCTCTGGCGCAGGCGTACTACGACGCGCTGGACGCTAAGGACAAGGCGAACGCTGAGGAAATCACACTGTAAGGAGGATATCATGGCAAGCACTACATACGAACCGCTTAATCCGTGGAGATGCTCAAAAAGTATTATCCAGACAAATTCTGACCGCGCTGGAACAGACGTTTGTACAGGTTACCATATTTCTGTGCTTGGCAGTATGGTGCGCAACTCCGGACAGTTGCCGCAGCCCTTCTGGCTCGGTGCTGCCCGTGGCGGCGGCTCGCATAGTCTTTCCGCCAGCGTTGCAAGGGCTTAATGCAGAACAGATAAAAGCTGTGATAAAACGTGCGCCGCTTGGGAGGTATGACCGGAAAATCGCCCGGTTGCGGTACGTTGACCAGCTATGCCAAGTTGATATTGCAGCGCGTGTGCCGTATTGTCGGACATCAATCGGCAATAGGTTGAAAATCATTGATAAAATGCTGGATGTGTGATACCATAATTTTAATTGGGTGTGATTTCTCACGAAACGCATTGAAGCGGCAGGCTTTCGGGTCTGCCGCTTTTCTTTTTTCACGATTTGTGGTATAATTATCTCAACAAATCCACCCAGCCTCTCGAAGAAGCACATTAGGGTGGATATTTGAAACAGTCTCCCGCGCGCCTACTCGCAGTGCGTACCATGCGGGAGACGATTTTATATGGTGATGCTTATGTGCAACACAAAAGAAGAACGAGTGGCAAGAATCGCAAAATACTACACAACCTTCCACCTTTTTGGAGATTGGTATCTTATTCGGCGTTATCCTCGACATTGCCATAGTTGGAAGCGGTTCATTCCATTTTACATTCCTATGCACTTAGGAGACCCAGATTGAAAGGCTGCGGCCTTTGTAGAGAGCGGCATTGCCTGTGGGCGGTTCCGCTCTTGATTTTACAAAAAAATCCCCTGCTTTGCCGAAGCCCTGCATTCCACGCGGGGTACTTTATAGGCAAAGCGGGGGATTTTTTACAAATAAAACGGTAAAACTTTCTATTTTGTCATCATTTTATATAAGTATATTTATATCTTTAAGCGCTCATGCGGATTTTTCCGTGTGAGCGCTTTTCTTTTTTGTCCTTCGTTGTGCGTTCGTTGTCTCTCGGTTTCTGCCGATGCAGTACACTGGATGCACAAGGAGGGATGTTTTATGAGCTATTATCCGGCACCCGGAACGCCTTACGTTCCGCAGCAGCCCGTCAATCCTTACGGCGGCATGGGCACAGTTGGGCTTGCCACTCCCCTGCCCAACACGCAGATGCAACAGGCACAACCGCAGCGTCCGCAGCCGATGAATGGGCAGCAGCCTGTTCAGCAGTCGGCACAGGACGGCGGTTGGCTGCTTGGCAGACCTGTTTCCAGCAGAGAGGAGTTTTTGGCGATACCGTCCGACCTGTACGGCAGACCGACCTACTGCCCGGACTTGCGCAGCGGCGTGATCTACTGCAAGCGGCTCAACCCGGACACCTGCGAATCCTATGTGCAGGAGTTCTACAGCCCGGAAGCATGGCGGCAGATGCAAGCACAACAGGCACAGCAGACCGCTGCACCGACACAGCAGTATGTGCCTATTGAGCAGTACAACACCCTCGTCCACCGTCTGGATGAACTGGAAAAGTGGCAGAAGAGCTTTTCTAAACCCACTGCCGCAGCAAAGAAAGGAGAATAAGCGATGCCCTCTCCGTTTGATATGATTACTCACAGCCCTATCATGCAGCTTGCAAATCTGGCTCGTGCCGGACAAAACCCGATGGGGCTTATCCAGCAGTTGGGTGGGCAAAGTGCCCCCATCATGCAGGGCTTGAACCTGATTCAGGGCAAAAACGAAGCACAGCTCCGAACGATGGCGCAAAACCTCGCCAAAGAGCGTGGCATCGACCTGAACCAGCTGGCAAGCGTCCTGAATTTGACGCTTCCGAAGTGAGGAGACTTTACAATGGATGATGTTGAAAACAGTCATTCCGAAAAAGATTTTGACATCAACAATCTTTGTGGAAATGACAAAATATGGGTTCCTTTAATGCTTGGCTTCATTTTCGGTGCTGCAAGCAAAAAGTGGGATGACCCAAAAGATAAAAAAGACAACCCTCCGAACTGACTTAACAATCCTAAAATAAGTATCCCTCTAAGCGAAACGCTTCTCAGTTTTTGCGGACTTGACAAAAACCGCTTTTGTTTGGCTTTGCCCATCGCACACGGCGGTGGGATGGCATAACGCAAAACTGAAAGGAGTTTTGTTATGGACGACTTTGCAACTGGCTATCTGGCTGGGCAGGACGGCGGCAATAACAACGGCGGATTCTTCGGCAACGAAGGTCTGTGGGCGGTTATCATCCTCGCCATCATCTTCGGCTGGGGCACGAACGGCTATGGCCGGAACGGCGGCGACAACGGCATGAACGCCTACATCCCCTATCTGGTCGGCACTGGCGCAACCAGTCAGGGCGGTAACGACACTCGCGCGGCTCTGTCTGAGGGCTTCTACCAGCAGGATACCTCCCGTTCTCTGGCGGGCATCCAGAGCGGTATCTGCTCTCTGGGCTATGACCAGCTGGCACAGATGAACGGCGTCAACACCAACATCTCGAACGGCTTTGCAGGCGTGAACAGCGCCATCTGTCAGCTTGGCTACCAGAACGCACAGCTCGTGAACGGTCTGGAACGCAGCGTGTCCAACGGCGACAACGCCATCAGCCTTGCCATCATGCAGGAGGGCAACGCTCGGCAGGCTGGTCAGACCGCACTTGCCACGCAGCTGGCATCTTGCTGCTGCGAGAACAAGCAGCTGATCGGCGACTTGAAGTACACCATCGCAACGGAGGACTGCGCTACCCGTCAGGCTATCGCAGACAACGCCCGCGCCATCGTGGACAACTGCAACGCCAACTTCCGCAGCATGATGGACTACTTCACGCAGGACAAGATTGCCACTCTGACCGCTGAGAACCAGAACTTGAAGTTCGCGGCTTCTCAGGATCGGCAGAATGCGCTTCTGACCTCCGCGATGAGCGCCCAGACTGACACCATCCTGAACCGTGTGAATCCTCGCCCGATTCCCGCTTATCAGGTGGCGAACCCCAACTTGGGCGTGAACTGCTGCGGTTGCTGCTAACCCACACACTCCCCGATAACACCGGGTGAACCATCGGGGCAGGGGTAAGACACCTCTGCCCCTGATTTTTTAGGAGGAAAACATTATGGCTTGCAAAACAAGCTGCCGTCTGTGCCCGCACCTCGTCATCTCGGATGCGGTGACGTTCGCCAATGACACGCTGACCATCAACATCCCTGCTGGCGCATACCAGAACGGAGAGAAGTATTGCATCGTAGTTGCCCAGAGCATCCCGGACACGACCACCATCAACGCTCCTGTGGTCATTACCATCGGTGCAGGAACGACCGCATACCCTCTGACCGACTGCAACTGCGCTCAGGCAACCGCTGAAAGCATCCACACTCGCACCCGCTACGCTACCCGCGTTGCAACGTCTGCCACTGGCACAGGCACGTTCAAGTATTTTGGCTGCTTCTGCCGTTCCCACGCTGATGCGCCCGCGTCCATTTCTTAAGGAGGTATAGATTATGGGCAAGAACAATTTTCGCCGCATGATGATGCTCCGCGACCACGACAAAGACCGTGAGCCGGAGCGTGACCGCCTTGAGGAAGAGCGTGACCGCAGGGAGCGTGAGATGGAACGCCGTCTGCGCAAGCTGGAAGGCGGCAACGACCGCTATCCCTACTATCCGCAGGAGGAAAACCGCTACATCGACCCTTACCCTATCCCCCGCTACCCTGACGTAGAGTATGGGCGCAAGATGCCGCAAATCGGCTTCTCGCAGAACGGAGACTGGGACAAGCGGTCTGGACAGTACGAACGTGGCGGTGCGGACAGCCGCTCGATCAAGATGCCGCGCCAGCACCTCACCCACGACGAAGCAGAGGAATGGTGCGACAGCATGGTGAACGCTGACGGCACAAAGGGCTGTCACTGGACGCTGGAACAGACGCAGGACGTTGCGAAACAGCGCAATATCAACTGTGACCCGAACGATTTCTGGGCTGTCATGAACATGATGTACTCGGATTATTGTCAGGTCGCAAAACGCCAGTCCGTTGACACTCCGGGCTTCTACGCTGACATGGCAAAGGCGTTCCTTGAGGACGCGGATGCCGCAGATGGCAAGGCATATCTCTACTGGGATTGCATTGCTGATAAGTAAAGCGAAAACCCCTGTGTAGTCGTAATGACCGCACAGGGGTTTACTATTGAAAAAGCTAGGTGGGGCGACAATTCCCACATCTCCTAACGATGGGCGATATCTGCCTGTTCTATCCTCTAGCTTTTTTCGGAGTTATCCTAAGTCAATCTGGTCTTTCGATGCTGCAACGGACAGGTTGTAGATGTACTCCCCTGCCGTGAATCCGTGCTTGCGTGCTTCTCTCGTAACGAACGTCCGCTCGCTGTCGCTCATAAGAATTGTGATTCGCTTGCTACGTTTGCCGTCACCCTTCTGCCCCTGATGGGAAGTGTAAGGTTGAATCTCCATCGTGTGCTTTGCATCGTTGACAGACAGGTTGGTAAGAGCAATCATAATCTGCTGGTTTTGCTGAACGATGGCTTGTAGGACTTCCGTGTTCTTCATCAGCACTTGCAAGATTGCATCGTCCTGCGTGTCGGGCTTGTTCTCCTGCGGGGCAAGGCTGTAATAGCCATTCTTGCGGAGAGACGGAAGAACATCATCGAAAACCCAACTCTCGAACTTCTCTGCGCCGGGCAACTTGCTGTGGGTGATAAGACGGTAAACATCGCCCTCTGGGATGAAAGTTACTTCAATCATCTTATCTTTTGCTTGCGGGTGAGGTGTACTGCGTTTTACAGTATACCGACAATGGCGTTTTACTGCATCCGGTGCATTGGTATAGCCAAGTGCCTTTGCCACGTCAGAAGCACAGAAAAGAATTTTACCATCTTCTTCAATCGTGCGGAGCTGACCAAAGGTCTTGTTCTTAAAAACGTGAAGTGCGTTACATCTCTTGTTATCCATCATATCCTCCATATACAACTGTTTAGCATCTTCCATTCCGACCTCATACGCCTTGTAAGTGATTCGAGATAACGCTTCCGCAATCTCATAATCATCCTTGTTGAGCGGACGGCCGTTGCTATTTTGCTTGAAATTTTCGAGAATCTCTTCTTTCGTTGCTGGAATGTTCATTGGCTTTACCACAAAAATCTTGCTTGTAATGCAACTATGAAGATGATATAATGGATTTATCACCCATAATCGCATGGAGTGTAATTCCTTAAACTGCCGGTGACCGCCAAGTTACGAACAGTTTAGGGGATTTTTTATTTTTGATGTTCAAGCCATTGCTGGACAGCTTCACGAACGGCTTCTCCCTTAGAAATGCCGTTTTTTTCGCAATAATCCGAAAGCTGTTTGTCAGTATTCACGTCCAAACGGACGCTTGTGCGAACACTGTTCGGGTTTTCCAGCTTTGGTCTTCCCATTTTTGCACTCATGCGTTCACCTCCACTTTTGAGCGCACATTAAGTATACTATTTGTGTGCTTAAAAGTCAACACCTAATACCGGAAGATACAGGTTACAGGTATATCGTGTTTCACGACATACCTCAATCCTCCAAGAAATCCTCCAACTCAATCTTTCCCTCTGCCGCTGCAACCGCCAGAGCGTACACGAACTGTCCAATCGTCATCCCATGCCGTCTAGCTTCACGGTTGATGTACTTGCGCTCTTCCTCGCTCATAAGGATGGTAATGCGCTTTGAACGCTTGCCATCGCCGCTTGCAACGCCCTGATGCGATTCCGGCATCGGGATTTTTTTCCTTGTCAAGCCAGCTTCGGCAAGTGCGCCGGGAACATCGCCCTGTTCGATAAGACGTTGAACTTCCCTCGCCTGTTTCAGCTTCTTCGGCTTACTTTCGCTTACCACGGCATTATTTGGCTGTGTTTCGCTGTCTTTGGCTTGCTTTGGCTTAATACTGATTAACTGTTCTTCATCAGGCTGTGCATGGCTGTCTGTGGCTTCACTAGGCTTAATCTGTGCTTGCTCGGCTTCGTTCGGCTTTGCTTGGCTTACTTCTTCTTCCTTTGGCACGCTTCGGCTTAATGTCTGCTCCGAAAAAATAGGCTGAAAATCAAACCCGCCAAGCAAGCCTGAGGATTTTTTGCTGGTTGATTTCATTCTTCTACAGCCCCCATTCGCGCTCCACAATTAGGGCAGAAATTGATTGCCCACATAAAATTTTTCCTAAACTTCGCCATGCAGTTTGAGCAACCAATACCGTCCACTTTTACTCGTACGCCGCCGTTGTCTAAGTCCATATAGCTGTAATTTGCTTGTTCCCAATGTGCAATTGGACGCACAACATTTTCAGTTTTCTTTTTAGCCATTTTTATTTTCCCTCCGCAATCATCTGCGCCAACGCCTTAAAGTCCTCTGCACTGGTGCTCTTCGCCGTGTCACCGCTAAACAGGCTGTGCCGTTCTGCCTGCGCCTTACGAACGCCCATAGACGGTCTAATCTTCACATCCAGCAGGGTTGTGCCCATGTTCTGTGCAATCACAGGAAGCTGCTCCACGACCTCTTTGGACAGGTTCTCCCTGCTTTTGTACTGGTTCAGAAGCAGACCTTCAATCTTCAAAGTCGGATTGAAGTATCTGCGAACATCGCCGATAGTCTGAGAAAGCTGGCTCAGACCAGCCAGTGCGTATCGGTCTGCTGTGATGGGCACGATGATGCTGTTGGCGGCGATCAGCGCGTTCACAAGCGCAAGACCGAGCTGCGGGGGAGTGTCCAGCACAATGTAATCATACTGACTAGACACGCTCTCAAGGGCCTCTCGCAGTCGGAAATTCTTGCCCATGTCCCGGACAAGCTGCTCGTCAATGTCCTTCAATGCGCTGTCAGACGGCAGAATGTCACCAGCTTCGCAGTGCTGGATTCCTTCTTCGACCGTGCCTTGCCGGGTCATCACGTCAAACAGGGTGCATACGTTCTCTGTCTGTGCACCGTAGGTGTCCGTTGCATTACACTGGGCATCGCAGTCCACCAGCAGGACTTTCTTGCCAAGCAACTGCAACGCACCGGCCAGACAGGTGCTTGTGGTAGTCTTTCCTGTGCCGCCCTTCTGATTAGCGACAGCTATGATTTTTGCCATTTTATCACTCTTTCTTTTATTTTCTATGTCTGATTAATTTTGCAGTGCGTCAATCTCATAAAATGCCGGAAGATACTCTTCAATCGCGCCGTCTTTCTTCAAGCTACCAATCAGATACCGCTTCGGATGGTCAGGCCAAGGGTCACGGTTGATTGAAAGAATATCCGCACACGCAGCCTTTACGATATCATAGACCGCATCTCTCCGCTTCGGCAGCTTGATAGATGGGTGTTCTTCCATCATCTTTACCTCGACAACCTTTGCAACCGCGATGCACTCTTGAACGGATAGAGCATCGCACACAGACCAGTCGTACCCTTCGTATCCGCTTGTGCGGGGCTTTCTTGTGGCTTTTTTGATTTCCGGCTTGGAATTATCCGCTTCACAATCAACCTCGCTAGAATCGGCATCTATGACGGGCTGCTTGGATTTGTACCCGAATCGAAACTCGACCGCTACGACCTTTCGCCCTGTGCAAATCTTCTCAAAGTCAACGACAATGTCTGAAACATTGCTGATCTCTTCCACTGCTGGTTCAAGAACTCTGCGGCGTAAAGCCCGGAAGTCGTCATAACTTGCATCGTTTGCCCCCAAGTGGTCACGCAGCTGCTTCAAACCAATCTTGTTCGATGTTAGAGAGCGATTCATCCAATCCCGAATCATGCTGTACATCAGAATAGATGCTTGCTGCTTCATCCCAATCGTATAGCGCAGACGGTATTTGACGTAGCCGCTTCTTGCAATGTCGAAAAACACAGGCCGCAAGTCAGGATTACAGTTGATTGAAACGTCATAGGACAAGGATTCTCGATTGAACTTGACCTCTGCCTTTGTGAACAGCGGATACATCACATATTCTGTTCCATCTGCATTCAGCGGTACTGAAACCACGTTGCCCAAAAAGTGCTTAACCTGCGACTTCAAGTTCTTTGAATTTAGCTTCAAATCCAGCAGCTTGCAATATTCAGCCAGCGTAAACGACACGTTAGAGCTTTCGGGGTCTCTCGGATTGATACGGCTCAGATAGACCTCAAGCAGCCGAAGCTCGCCTGCTGTGTAGTCCGTAAACTTCGCCCAAACCAATGCCTTGCTCTTTTCGACAAGGTTGTTCCCTGTCAATTCTGGCATTGCATCACCTCATTTCTTCCACCCTATTATATCATTGTATCGTGTACACGTCAATGATTTTGTACACAATTATTTTTCAACAATCGACTTCCACATTCTGTACACGATACTCCACTTTTTGTACACGATACACTCCACTTTATGTACACAATGCTCCACTTTATGTACACAATGCTCCACTTTTTGTACACGTTCTTACTATATATATAAACAAGAAATAAACAAGAGATAAATAATCATCATCAAATAGTGACGACGATACATTTTCAACAATTTCTTCTCTTTAATGGGAAGATTGTGGAAAACGACAACTTCTTTTGCTGAATAAGAAACGTCCATCAAGCCCTATAATCTACCTGACGGTTCTATCGTGTACAGAAAATGGAGTGCAATCACACCAATAGGGGACGAATTGACAAGTCACGCTCTGATGAACGAAAATTTCACGCAAACTCGTTAATTACATCCTTGAAAATCTGCCATTTACGAGCCTATGGGGGACAAAATGACAACCCAAAGCCATATTTATAACAGGCCTATTGTGTACATAAAGTGGAGCACGTCCCCCTATATACCGTAAAAACTTCGATAATTCGACAATCAGCCGCTTATATTATTTGGATTCACGGTATAGGAATCGTTGGACTTCATGGCAGCTTCCGTTCCAGCATCTTGTGCCTGATATAGAATCTCCATCTTTGGGGCGGTTCCGTTCGGGTCTGGATCTGTTCCAGTAGCCTGCGCCATCTCATAGCTACCAGACACCATCCGGCAAACAGCGACCCTGTCCTTCAACGGCGTGTGGAGGTTTGCCAGAATCTCCGTCAGCACGCCGATATGGTCTGAACCGTGATCTCCGTACCGGATGTACAGCAAGGCATCTATCTCATAGGAGGAGCACTCCATCATAGCATCTATGAGAATCTGACGTTTTCTCATATCGGAAAGGTCATCCTCAAGGTGCTCAAGGAGCCCCGGATGAATGCAAGCGTCTATGTATCGAGCCGCCGATACGCCGCAGCAGGTGAACCAGCGCATAGCCATCGGAAGGGAGATGGCTGCCAGACCTTGCTCCCAGTTGGCGACCGTGCCACGATTTACGCCCATTCGTGCCGCCAACTTCTGCTGGCTCAAGCCGGAACGCATTCGAGCTATCTCTAATGCTTTGGCTGTTCTTACCAAATATTCGTCCATAAATTCTCACCCTTTCAACAAAATCCGGCAAAACTGCTGGATTCGACAAGCCAAAAAATGGAAAAAGCTGCTATGGAGAACCAACAGCAGCCTGTGTTATAACTGTACCATCGAAAAAACAATCAAAACAGGAAGTAACAATATGATTATCATCGACGGAATGCCCGCATCTGAACCGAACGAAAACAAAACGCCGAAACCGTGGGAGGGTTAGTGTATGAACCAGATTGACACCATGCTCATTCCCTATGCCCGCCAGACCGCTTTAAAACTGGTCTACAACCTTGCAAACAACAATGCAGATAAGTTTGCTTATGAAGAAGCAAAAAACGTTCTGGAACGTGCCGTAGCCGCCTTAGACGATGGACGCGACCCGGCAGACAACATCGAACGCATTGACGGACAGCTCGTAGAGCTGTGATTGGAGGAAAGATGGATAGGCGCTGCCCCTTTTGATTTGAACACTCGCGGCTTCCCCGATGTGAAGTAATGGATGTGAAGAAAATGTTCGATTTTTACGAAGTTGTTCAAAATACATTGACTTGACAACTAGAAGGTGTATAATCGTATCAAATGAACATCTGCACTTACCGATCGGGAGGATATGCCACAATGAGTGAACAGGAAAGAGCCAAGATTGACCGATTTATTGCATGGCTGCTGGAACACCCTGAAAAGATTCCGGCAGCAGAACAAGCGCTAGACCTGGAATAACAGAAAATCCCTTGCGCAGAGCTATACCAGCCCGGCACAAGGGATTCTTTTATTTTACCGGGCATGAACGTTACATCTTTTCGATCAGGTTCATCAGCGCTTCACGCTGTTCCTTCGGCATAGATTCAAGTTTTCTTCTAATCCGCTCCACTGCTGCATCGACTTCACTTTGCGGCTGCTGGAGCGGGTTTTCTTTTTGGTTGCCAGTAAGAAGGTAGTCGACCGATACGTTGAAATAAGCTGCAATCTTAGAAAGAACCTCTGTGGACAGGCTTTTGGTTCTTCCGGCTTTCAATTCAGAAAGAAAACTGCGGCGAATCCCAATTTTGCTGCAAAGAGTTCCGTCTTTGATGCCCTCTTTTTCGCAGAGTGCATGGATGTTGCTGTACAAGTCCGACATAAGAATGCTCCCATATTTGTGCAAGTATACAAATGCACAGAATTTTGTACAAAAAAGTTGACTTGTACAGATGTCTGTACTATAATACAGACATAGGCAGTACAGAACGCTGTACAATATAAACTCTCTACACCCTTATATTAGTACAGCTTTCCGTACTTGTCAATAGATTTTAGCAAATGGAGGTGGAATTTTGAAAGAAAACTTCCGTTCTGGCTTTGAGCTGGAAGTGAAGATGAAGCTGTTGCAGCGAGGTATGAAGCAAACGGAGCTGATTCAGGCGGTTCAAAGCGATACTGGATTGTTCCTTGATGATTCGTACCTCTACAAGATTCTTCGTGGCGAGCGAAAGCCGGAGAAGATTATCCAGAGCATCTGCAAGATTCTTGAAATCGAGCAGAAGGAGGACTGAACATGGAGCAGATTATCACCTTAAAGGTAGACCTTGAACACCCGAACGAAGCGCACCACGCCATTGACGAGGCGGTCAAGGCCTACGAAGAAAGCAAAAAGCGCTGGGATGCCTTTGAAATCAACGAAGCCAAAAGCAGAGCACGAGACATTTTGCACAACCTGTGCAATGAAGGCTACAGTATGATATGGACGGTCACGGATGGTGCTGTCGGCCTGACGATCTGGACAAGTTTTAAGGAGCCTTGCGTTGGCCAGTGCTATATGCCAAAAGAAAGCCTGTTTGACATCTGGGTCGAAAAGCTAGTTGCGCTGTGCATTGCCACAGGCAAGGAAGTGCCGAAGTTCATCACGGATAAGGCTGGTGAGTGCTGGTAATGAAATTTCGTAAAGCACAAAGTCGCAAGCGCAGACTAAAGCTGGCAATGGCTACTGGCGTATCCAGAAACGATGCCAACAAAGTGCTGTGGATGGAGAAATCCATCAACCAGTGCTTTGAACGTCACAATCGGGAAGCCAAAAAAAGCGGGTAAAGCGAATGAAGATGGAGATTAAATATTGCGAGCGCTGCGGAGTTTTTTTTGGGTAGGGTAAACCCACGCAAAAAATATTGCACACAATGTAAAAGAGATGTCTCGTGCGAGCAAAAGCGCACGAGACGTAAAGCATTGAG